CTGGTTTGTTGTGTTTGTAAAACTGTGCAGGTTTGTTTGCTGATTATTTTTCTTAATATGGTCAATACATGCGGACCTATATCTTCTAATACACTGATAGTAGGATCACTTACATATGTGCTTCCGTGTCTTTGAACATTGTTTGCACTGTTCCATGTTATATCTATTGTTTTGGGTTGTTCAACTGTAGCGTCAGCTATCTCTTGTATGCGATTGCTGTATTCTAATTCTAACCCAACTACCAGTTTACATTTGTTTTTGTGTGCTAGGTCAACCAATTGATCATGTTGCTCCACGGAGCGAACAAACGGTTTTTCAACCAGCAAGTGTCTACCATCTGCAAGTAATTCTACTGCACTAGCATAGTGATCATCTGGTAAGTTGGCAATCCACACATGTTTGCCTGTGAGATTGAGCAAGTTATCCACACTCGCTAGTTTTGTGTTATGAGTATAATACTCGGTTTGATATTGATTGTTTGTTGCAACACGATCTATTATTTGAGCCCAACGTCCACCGCCTACTATTCCGAGGGTACGCACACTTCTACTCCGTACTGCTTGGTCCAACGATCAGCATCTTCTCTTGTGTTAACTAAAGGTTCTCCCTTTATGTTTAAACTTGTATTCAATAACATAGGACAGCCTGTGTCTGCATACCAACGTTCTAGCAGTTTTCTGAATCCGCTATTATCAGTAGTAGATACTGTTTGAACTCTGCTGGTGTCATCGTAGTGGACGATTGCTGGAAATTTGTCAGGTCTTTTACACGTTGAAGTATATTGCATGTATGGGCCTGTGTAACCTGTGAAATAATCTCCGGCATGTTCAGCGAGTATGGCTGGGGCAAAGGGTCTGAAACTTTCTCTGTGTTTGATAGTGTTAACAAGGTCTTTGACATCATCTCCGCGGGGATCAGCAAGAATACTACGGTTGCCAAGAGCCCTAGGACCAAACTCAGCACGACCACTGGCAACTGCTGTAATTTTCTTTGACTGTAAATTTTTGAGTATGTTTTCAACTGGATACTCTCCTTTAATATTATGTCCCAAATAAGGACCGGGCCATTCAATATGATGTCCCCAATGTGCTAGTACACAACCTACTGCACTGCCACTATCACCTGGGTTTGGCATAATCCAAACATCTTTAAAGTACTTATATGCAATACTGTTGGCACTACAATTTAATGCACAGCCTCCCATCAGTACTAGGTTTTCTTTTTGAGTTGCATATTTTGTATACATAACTAAACCATCAAAAATTTCTTCGTATATACGCTGTACTGCGGCGGCAATGTCAGCATAGTCTTGTGGTGTGTTTAGATCAGGTCTCCAATCTAAACAACCTCTATGACAGTTGCGTTTGAATAGTGTATAAGGGCTCCAACGTGTAGGTGAAAATTCAATAAAATCATTCTTTATGTCCTGGTACAACCTATCTGGATCGCCCACAGCCGCCATACCCATGAGTATGTATTCATGTTCTTGTGGCTTTAGTCCTATACGCTGTGTCATAGCACTGTACCATATACCTATACTGTGTGGATAACGTTGACTCCAAGTTTTTTTAAGACTATCACCTTCGCCTGTCCATATACTAACAGTATCCCATTCACCTATACTATCTATATTCAATATAGCCGCATCAGTATAAGGTGATGTATAATATCCTGCGCCAGCATGGGCATGATGATGACTAGTTGTAGTGCATTTAGGCGCATCTTTTAGGAACTTGCGTACATATGTAGTAGGTGATTCTTTGCCTAGTAGTGCGTATTGCTTTGAATACAGTTGGCGTGTCTTTTTAAGTAATGGTTTCTCATAAAAATATATTTTGTATGGCTCGCCATAATCAAGAGCTTCATCGATTAAGTCTTGATTTAAGTTTTTATCATTCTTAACTCTACTGTAGCGTTCTGCATGTGCCGCAAACACTAGTTTTTTATCTCCAAATACTGCTAGGCTGGCATCATGTGCCATGCCTGTCCAGCCCCATGTGATCATAATTCGGTCTCATTCATATTAATACATATAGCCTGTTGTCCTGCTTTGAAGTATCCTGCACCTCTGCCTACTTCTTCACTGAGAGCTTCTCTTGCATAAAAACATTCGTTCATATCTCTATGTTGACTTACTTTTTCTACATAAGGAGTTGCATCATAAAAATATACAAATACCAATACCCACATTAAAGGTCGCCTCGCTCTCTCATTTCAGCACGAATTTTTGTAGCACTTATGTTGTGTACACGTTCGCCCAAGTCATGCTCAGTAAAAGTATAACCTACTCCTCTGCCATAACTGATATCCACAATATTAGGAACTAGCATTACTTCAAAGTCTTCGCCAATAATATAACCTTTTGTATATAGACTACCAGCAATATCATTTTCTACTTGTTTAAAATCAAACGGATTATCTACGTTTCCCATTCCGGCATCAGCACCTTGTACATCACGAACCATAATTAATACTTGTCCTGTAATCCCTAGTGCCTTTTCAAAAAGTATTGTATGCCCTTCATGCCAAGGTTGCCATCTTCCTAGTAGTTGTACTGTTGGTTTTTTATAATCAAATACCATTACGTTTTCTCCATCTTTCGACTACAGGTTTAAGTTGCTCAGCTGTGTCTGTAAACCATTGTGCTACATGGTAGTCACATGCAGGCGGTTTTTCAAACATAGCATTTGTATCCGCATAGCGTCCTTGTTCAATAGTATCCATCCACACTGTGTAGTCAGGTGCAAATTCTTGTCTTGCACGTTCTGTTGGACAAACAAAGTCTGCCACAGCTATTCCACCTTTAGCAACAACACCATCTGCTAAGTCTCGCATACGTTTTGCTTGACGCATTCTACCTTCGGGTGTAAAGTCCCAATCGTTAGCTTGTTCTCTTACTCGATCAGCATTGATCCATACTGCGCCAATTAACTCAGCAAAGGGTTCTGCTAGTGTGCTTTTACCACTACCTGGTAGTCCAAATATCAATATTTTCATCTTGTACATCCTTTATTAGTTTGTATGGTATTCCAATACTTTCTAATAATCGTATGAGTCTTATCTCACTGCCTTTCATTATTGTATCTATAGAGTTATTATCTATAAATCTTTCTAAGTATTTTATTTGTCCATCGGTTAAATTCATATCCCATCTTTTTTGTATGTTATCACCTAGCTCAGTTTCAAATATGCCATTGGCCCATAACAAATCATCCTCTACTGCATGATTGCAGTAGTAGAATTCAAAATTCTCTTGCTCAAGTCGCCACAAATGTTCTTTCCAGTCAAACTTGTAAAAACAAAGATCTTGGACATTTGCACCTTGTATAACAATATGTTCATACTTCTTTATTATATCATCTTTATGTAAATGTGTCAAGATATCATAATAGTTGATGTAGTTTCCGTAATCCAAAGTATACACAGTATATAGATGTTCATCAGACAACTTTTCTAACCAAGTTGATCCTGGTTTGCTTGCACCGTCACCAATTATCAGTACATCTTTCATCTCAGTTTTTCCAATGCTTTGCGTACAGCCTTTCCAACTTTTTTATTACCTGCTTTATTAAAATGTCCAATAAAAGTATCTTTACCATCTCTGCTTATTTTAGGATCTATAGGAGCAAATATATGATACTTTTTATTGAGGAACATGTTCATACTACCTTTACCTACTCCCCAAGGATACGGAATATCTAAACATATACCGTGTTCAAATTGAGGTGTGACTTCTTCAGCTTCTTCTACCCATTTAAAATAATACAGTGGTGTTTCAGTTTCTCTGCATCTTTCATCTATTAGTGTAGCACAACTTTGTATCACATGTTTATTGGTCATGCCATGAAACATCATTTTTCGCCATTCAATAGCTTCGTTTATGTTTCCTCCAAAGTCACCTTTGCCGTTAGCACTAATAAAATTAAAGTATCTAGCAGTGCCTTTACCTTGATATAAATCAACGTTTTCTGCTTGCACTTCATACTCATGCCAAAATCTATCACCTATATGTCCTGGTTCATTCCATGTGAGTCTAGGTTCATATGTTAATTGTACTAATACATAATCGAAATCTTTGAGACGATTTTTATTGTAATAGTGTTCGAGTACTGTAGCATGTTGTACTATGCCTCCACCACTAACTGCATAAAGTGTGTGATAGTTTTTTGGATCTAAACTCTCAACCCAACCGCCATTTACATCAAGTGTTTCTCTGCCTAGTCCGTTGTCTACTTTCTTTGTAGTGCCGTCAGGTTGTAGCACATCACTATACATAATATAGTTTGGATCATATGTATAGCTTCCTGCACTAAAACTACAGCCAAACACCAATACATTTTCATTGTAGTCCATCGCCTAAACCTTTTTTAATCATCTGTCCTAAAACAGTGTTTCCTTTTTGTGTAAAGTGTAAATCCGGATTGTGTAAATCTTTTTTGTAAAACAGTTGTTCAGTTGCAGGCTTTACATCTAAGTATTTAATATATTTATATGGGTACTTAACTCCAGTAAAACTGTAGCTGTATGTGGGCAATCCTGTTTGTTGGGCTAGACGATCCAAGTGACTTGCACATGCTTTAGTTAGTATATTCCAACTGTTTTCCATTTGCCAAAACCAATCACTCATTCCTTGTTGCCATTTGAAATTATATTGGTTAGCAATTTTGTTTTGCACTTTAGGTAATCCTCCTAGTCTATTATGAAATGCATTATCTATTGTCCATGCAAAAACATTGAGTCTAGATGTATAATACTCAAGTTGTTTTTGTATTACAATTCTAGGTTCCCATGTCTCTTGTATAATTATAGCACTATATTTTTTTATGTCAATTGATTCTAAACATGCACAGTAGCTCATAATGCCACCTCCTGGATGTGCATAAACTTGATATGGCCGATCAAGTTCATCATACCAGCAATAGTCTGTGTGTAGTGTTTCTGTTGTATTGTCGTAGCTGTACCAGCCCATACTAAAACTACAACCTAATATTAATATCATGCGTTAGCCTGTTCAACCAGTGTTTTCATATTTCCAAAGTTTACACTTTTATGATTTGCATTTGCTACTCTAGGATCACGTAGCACTTGTAAAAAGTTTTCGTATTCAGGATGATCGGGTTTCCAAATAGCTCTAATATTAAAGTCAATCATGTGTCCCCAATCAACAATAAGTGTAAATGTTGCTCTACTATACTTTCCAGGTCCTGACCAACGATCTGTTACCATTTGTATAAAGTCTGGTATCTCTTTATAGTTACATGTTTGTACAACAAAGTTATGACTCATTGCTCCGCTGAGTAGATTACCTGTATTGTAACTATTTTTAGTTTTTGTAAAACTAGGTATTTGACTGTAAACATAATCTACATTACTGACTAGTTGATCCCAGTGACCTCCTAGTCTTGTTTCTTTTTCATATGTTTCTTTTTTACCAGCATCAAAACTAAAAACAATTTGTTTAATTTGTTTATGAACTTTGCTTATACTATCCCAAACCTTAGGAGTAAGCATTACACCGTTTGTTTGAAAGTTAAGCCATGTGTTTGGTCTGTCAGTAAGATCCATTTCTTGTAAACGTTCTCTAAATATTTTACTACCAAAAGGATCACCACCACCTGTTATCCATATATCAAATTGATAATCTTTAGGTGCCTTCATTATTTCATCAAATAACTTATCTGTAAGTGATTTTCTTTGATCATATTTTTCACCTTTAGAATGAATAATTTTACTATTTCTACAGCTAGGACAATATAAGTTACAACTTTCATCTGTACCAACTTGTATATCGTGTGGCAAGTAACTGGCTTGCGTACTACGGTTTTTTAATGACTCAATAATAATTGGATCTACATTATATTTTTTAGGATTATCTATTACATTAGTTATTAGTGGCAATGCTGTTTCTGCATACTGAATTTTAGGACAAGTGTTGTGTTTGCAATGGGGCCAGTTCGCTCCGTCATACAACTGGTTACGAATTTCCTGCGCCTTAGATCCATTCCATATCTCTTCCATTGTGTTTACATTTAGATCACCTATGACTACTGGTAGCCAAAAAGGACAACACATGAAAACCAAACCCATGTTATTGATTTCTGCTCTATTAAAAAAATAACTGCAATATCTTCCGTTAAGATCTTTTTTGGTACCCGCAATAAGACTATCGTCTTGGTGGAAACCTTTGGGCTTCCATCCCTTAGGTTTACCTTTTATTACAATGTCAGGCGTTGAAGACTGCACTGCATCTACTACAGAGGTCAATGTCACAGCGTTTTCCTTTTGCTAATAATGATTTATAGTCATTGTACTTTTTGCTATTCCAAACGTCTACAGGACTTGTATTCATGTCAACTTTGCCCACAGGATTGCGTTTACCAAAGTCCCATGGACACAAATACATTGTACCGTCGATATATATAAATGCTTCATTTTCAACTTTTTTACAAGGCAAGTTTAAACTTTCGGTCTGATCTTCCCAAGGATGAGAATACAGTTCAGTAATTTTAGCACATCCTGGTCTTACATTATTCCAATAATCTAAAAACATTTCCTGTTCAGCTTCGGTATCTGGCAAGTTAATCATTCTCACCTCACAATCTATTTCAGGATGATTGTCTACAAATCTAGTTACGTTTTCATATACTCTATCAAAGCTAATACCTCTTGTTTCATCAAAAGTTTTTTTAGTAAATCCATCAACACTAAAACGCATTATGTCAACAAACGGTGCAATCTTTCGTTCTGTTTTCAGCGTCATGGGTTCACCATTGCTGTTGAGTTCTACTTTGGCTGTAGGATCTTCTTTGATATATCTTGCTATGTCCGGAAGTCTTGTATCAACTAGCGGCTCGCCTAGTCCAAAAGGTCTATACGTTATGCCTAGGTCTCTTGTATCATCTATAATTTTATAGATCAATTCAGGTTCCATGTGTTCTTTAGGAACCAAATGATTTGGACAAAACCAACAAGTTGCATTACAAAATGTAGTTGTTTCTATTTGGAGGTATTTAAACATATTAGTTTCTCAAATTGATCCTTGGGCAATGTAGTTAATCTGATAGCTGTGCTACTAAATTCTGGTGCTTTGCCATACAGTATCTTTTGAGAATCTAATCTACTGATTATTTCGTCAGTTGGCTCAAACACAACATGATTGATCGTTGGCTCGCTATATATTTTACAATTACTAAAATATTTATGTGCAAACTCAATACCTTCTCTATTGCGTTCCAAGCTCTTTTCTACTATATAATGATGTTTGTGCAGGTATTCTGCAAGTCTAAGTGTAATACTGCTTACACTCATAATTGGTCTTATCTTTGTAATTTGACTAATTGTATTTGCATGTCCTTGTAGTATGCCAAGTCTAGCACCTGCAAGTCCCCAACTTTTGCTATAACTAAATGCTAATAAACAATTTTCATAATTGCATAAGTCAAAATAATCTTCTGTACAAAAATGTCTGTATGTATTATCTATTAGCACAGTCATTTTTGGATATGCTCCACAGATATAATCTATAAACTTTGCACTGTAAACTCGACCACTTGGATTATTTGGACTACAAATGTAAAATACATCTGGTCGATGCTGTTCTATACTAGCTGTGATACTATCTTCATCTTCGTTGCATTCAATTATATTTGTAGTAAGGTCTATTGCATTTGTAACACTGCCTCTGTATGTTGGTGCTATTGTTAAGAACGTTTTACTATTATCAAGTGTTGCTTCAAATGTTAAACGTATTGCTTCGTCACAACCTCCAGTAATTAATATATTGTCCATTGTTGTGTTGTAGTAGTCGGCAAATATTTCATAGTACCTATAGTAATCTTCATACTTCATTGAACTTGACAAATCCAAAAAGTGTTTTATAGCTTTTTGTATATGACCACACAGTACTTCGTCTTGGTTTTCATTTCTATCTAAGTTTATGTAGCCAGCTTCGATCTTTTCTACTCTATTAAGTAAGCCACTCCAATGTGGTCTTTGTAGTTGTTTTATACTATCTCTAATCACTGAACACAACCTCAGCCTCAGCTTTTTGCTCTTCAGTTCTTTCAAAATAATATTTGTGTTCAATGTCTCTACCATAGATAGGATAGTAAAAAATATCTTTATCTTTGGGTATTATTTTTTGCACTTTTTCAGCAAAAGGTGTATCTTCAAAACTCATACACTTAACATTAATTTGATCTTGTGGATAGTCTGCAACTAAATTGCTAACTTTTTGTAACACTTTATCTATTGTAAACTCTACATGAAAACTAAATTCTAAGAACACACCTTTGTCTAATAGATCTCTATATTTTTTCTCACTGCCTGTTCCGTTTGTGCTTATTCTAGTTTCATATCCTTTTTTAAACGCTATGTCTACTAGGTCTGCTATCTGTGGATTGAGTGTTGGTTCTCCTCCGGTAATATAAAGTCGTCGACTGGGTTTTTTAGGAACATAAGGATCAACTAAATTTAATCCATGTGTAAACTCATCTACAGTCATATGTGGGCTTGCGTTATCATGTACACCATTTATTAACTTGCCTGTATCATCAAAAGTTGGTCCAGGACAATATGCACAATCATAATTGCAACGTAATCCAATATGAAAATGTACTTCAGCCATTGGCATTGCCATACCTCTACCCATTGCTACAATGTTATCATCTGTTTTTGCAACTGGTAATTCTTCTAACTGCCAATGATTAAACTGTTTATTTGTAGTAAAATATTCTAACAATTCTTCTGTTTTTGCTTTTGGTTGTAGTAAGTCAGCATCACAAAAACATGCTTTGGTTTTACACAAAGTTTCTGTATTAAGATCTAACTTGTTATAATCTTTCCAATGTCCTTCGTGACTTGCAATATGTCTCACATTTGCACAAACACCACTACAAATTTCACCAACTGGATTAATACTAAAGTTAGTTTTATATATAGGACAATGCCAGCCTCGCATGTCCATTTGACGCATTTTTAAGTCTACCATGCTTATGCGTTTGTATTCCATTTTGTCTGTTAATACATAAACTGGATTCTCTACATACACAGGCTTTTTATAACCAATAGTGCCATCATCTCGTATTAGTATGCCGGTATTACCTGTACCAATCCATACGTTACCATTCATATTTCTTGTTACAAGTTGTTCAACAATTTGTCCATCTTCGTAACGGTTAATATTACGAGTAACTTTGCTTACAGCATAACCATGTAACTTGTCGTCTTTATACTGTCCTGCATATGTTTTGTCAACACCCAATCCGTTGCGTTTACCGTCAGTATATTCAGCAACCGAATCTTCCATCTCGCCCGGACCCGAGTAACCATTTCTAAGCATTTTTTTAGTTACTTTCATGGTACTCGCTTCCTTGTCTGAAGAAATCATATTCTGGGTATCCAGTAACTTCTTTTAGTATAAAGTTATCCTTTTTAAAAACCAGATCAACCTGGTGCAGGTTTCCACGTTCATAATCCATGTTTACAATATCCCACAAGTGAAAACCTATATCTTCTAGTTCTATTTTTATAAAACCAATAGTGTCTAATTGACTTTCTACTACTATCAGATTAAATTTAGCCAGTGTCTCTAATCCGCCAACTATTACATCTAATTCATAACCATCGACGTCAATTTTACACAAACTATGCAAAGGTGGGTCAATACCTAAACTATCCAAAGTTTTTATGTTAGACTTTATATCAAAAGTTTCGCCTTCGTGTACGCACCTTAAACTTGCTTGTGTTTGATTAGTGTTACCAACTGCTACATTTATAAGTTCATAACTGTAGTTTTTATAGTTTTCGTATATTACATTATTATGATTTGTATCTGGTTCAACTAAAACATAATGTGCTTTAGGAAAACTATACTGTAACCACGGAGTTCCCGAATGTACTCCAATATCCAAACAATATTCAACGTGACAACCCGACTCTTTTAAAAATTGCAAGCTATCTTTTATTCTAGGAATACGATGTCTAATCATTTCCGACCTCATATAATCCTAGTTCGTCAGCTTCAAAGTTTTCCGGCTTGGGAGACCATATTCCTATTAGTGCATTTTTATATTGCCAATAGCTCTGAGGACGCATGTCCCATATTCTCCATTTACCCTTTCTTGCAAGATCCAGTTGTGGTTGATCTAATGTTTCATGCGAGTATATGTCAGGAGTGCAACACATTTCTTCACTAACTAAAATTCCTCTTTGTGGATTCATTAGGTTCTTTACAGCATGTAATTTCTTCCATGCTGTGACTCCGTGTGTTGCATCATGTATTGCAAAATCTACCGGACCATACTTGTTCATTAACTGTTTACAAGTATTAGGTGAATAGCAATTTACACCAAGCTCTAGTTTTACTCCTTCAATTTTACTAGCAATTTTTAAATCTTCTACTTGCTGTCTCTCTAGTGCATTTTCAGGTATACTAGTTGGTGTTAGTTTATCAACTCCGATTATAGTTGCTTGTGGAAATAATTTTTGTAAAAACTGTAAATGTTCGCCTCTACCAATTCCAAGTTCAACAATAGTATAATTTTCATTTAATCCAAATATTTTATTTGTTCTTTTAAGATGTTTAACTATCAAATCATATACTGCACAGTATCTTCTTTGCATTCTGCGTTCAACACTTCTAGTAGTATTGTCTACCATATCAAATGCAATGCTACTATATGTTTCAAAGTCTACCGGAGTGCCTAGTAAAAAGTTGCTCTCATAATCTCCTTGCCCTAACTGTTGAACTTGTATTCTTCCATGGTGTCTCCCACTTAAGAAATGTCCTTTTGCAGTTCTAATCCAATCTCCGTAGTGTGTTGTATCTCTTTTTCCTTGTATAAAGTTATATGGAGGTACATGTTTAGTTTCAGTAACAAAGTTTTTCTCTTCATGCCTAGTTACATCAAACTCTTGTTCATCTTTATAAGTTGTAGTTCTACCACCTACTGCATTTACTATTGTGCCATCATCGAGTGTTCTACAACCTAAACCATCTATGTTGCATTCTTCTAATCCACATGGTACATCATTTAGATACCACTGTCCTTCTCTTGGTTCAGCAATCATTCCATCTACACGACCTATAAACTTTACACCTTCGTGTACTGTTTCAAGTACACCGTAGCCGCAAGGTTTGTTATTACTAAACTGTCCATAATATCTTGCACCAGTGGGCCATACATGCACACCATATCCTTGTTTTTTATCCAACAAGTATTGTCCTACATAAGTTTCACCATGATCCCATTCTTTAGAGGCCATGCCAGTAACTTTACTGTGATCAAAATCAGCCGCACACTTGCCTGTCAATGGCAGATTATAAAATCCTAAGCCATGTTCAAACTGTGTTCCATGTCGGTCTTGCACGACTTGTCCTATGTATGTTCTAGATGGCTTATAGTAGTCCCTCATGCAAAATGTTCCTTGCAATAATTGTAGAACTCTATGTCCTTTGTTGTTGTTTCTTTCACTAGTTGTTTCTCAACGTCTGTTAGTTCCTCATAATTTACATAGTCAATACCATGTTGACTTAAATTAAACTTTGTATTATGCTCATAGCTAATACTTAGATTGGGTTTCAGATCATACTGCTTGGCTACTTTATCAAACTGTTTTAAGTAATTATCCTCCATAAAGAACATATGATCTAGTTTTTGTATATTCTCAATAGCTTGATCATATAGTTCTTGTTCATAAACGGTATCAATTTTCCTTCCGTAATCAATACGCAAACATTGTTCATTACTGAACTTCTGATATTGTGCATATACAGGAGTTGGATGTAATCTACTACAATTAATAATCCAAGTTGTAAAGTCAATATCAGTAATACAACTATGCACGTTAATTATTTCTAACTTGAAATAATTGTATGCACTCATGATCCGTCTGACAGGATCTCTTAGTATAGTAGCATACTTTACAGGATTTTGCAAGTGTTTATCTAAATCAAAGCTAACGCCATGTCCAATTATCAAACTAACCTTTTGATCTTTGCAATCTTCTATTAGAACTTTATACTGATTGGGTTGTCTAAAATTAAACACTAGTTCTTGAGCAACACGTTGATAAGCAAATGTACTATTTGTTCTATATCTGTTTACTAGAGTGGTTCCTCCATTTTTAAGTATATGAAATACTGCTAGTGTTTCCATTTGTCTTCACACCTTTTGAAAAATTCTATGTCTGCTTGTAAATCTAATTCAACAAGATATTTTAAGTCTTCGTCTAGTTGATGATACTTAACATATTCTAAATTGTGTTTGCTTAAATCATGGCTTGTTTCATTTGTATAAATCATTTCTTCCCATGCATCTAAATCTAATTTATAGTGTGCTAGTAAATCGTCAAACCTTTCAACTATGTCGTCTTCTTGGAAAAACACATGATCCATTTTACTCATTACTCTTTCCCAAGTGATATTCATATTGTGTGTTTCAATTTGATTTTTTTCTTTTATCTTCTGCTGTATTTTTGCGTTGTCAACATAGCTTGTGTCTTTTTCAACGTCCCATGTAAGCACTGTGTTTAGATACATGTCGTTCATTGTAAACGTATTTTTTAACGTTCCGGCGTCGAACCAATCAGTGTGTTCTACATGTTGATACAAATAGTATTCGTACTGTTTTGTAACTGGCATTGGACGTAGCACATCTTTGTTTATAAACCACATATAAAAATCAATGTCAGGACTGTCTGGGTTCATATACAGCATTTGTGTACGATAAAAATTGTACATGCTCATTATTCTACTGATAGGATCTCTCACACAAGTTATATAAACTAAGTTGTTAGAAAGTTTTTCTTCGTAGTATCCTATTTGTACACTGTGTCCAAAAACTACACTTGCTTGTTCTGTAACTTTATCACCAAGGTCAGTAATTCTAAAACTACTGTTGGTATTTCTGTATCTTTCTTTGAGTGTTGTTCCGCCTGTTTTAGGACAATGAGGAAAGATGATAATATTACTTTGATTCATTGTACACTCCGGTTTGTATTTTTCTTTTACACTTTCTTAAAAAATTATAATCTATACTGTTAGCTACTTGATAGTCTCCTCGTAGTGCAGTGTCGAGCTCATTACTTTCAAATCTAGTGTTAAAGTTCAAAAGTGGATAATCTGTTTTTAAATACTTGCTGAGTCTTTGTGAAAGAATTTCCAAAGTAAAATCATCATGATTCATAACTTGTTCTTTTGGATAAAGAGATCCTTTAGTAGGGTTCCATGTGATATAATTAATAAACCCTATAAATTTGTAATTTTTTTCTTCAATTTCTTTAGTTTCACTAGTGTGTATATCTAAACTTGTAGTAATTACATTTCTTTCTTGAAACACTAACTCTTCAAAAGTTTTACCCTTAGAATCTCCTCCACTGTCTAAAAAATCCATTGTTTGTTCTATAGCTCTATCAAACGGATCTCTGAATATTAAAATGTCAGCATTTTCTGTTACTAGCTCTAAGTTGTATATGTTTGCAATCTGTTCATGCCAGCAGTTTGGAATATAATGTAATTTATTCATACAGCTACCGCTTCTTTAAACTTGCTTAGTATCAAATCAGTATTGCAAAAACAACTTGTCTTTTCACATGTGTATGCATAAGCAGGCATTCTAAAAGTCCTAAGATTCTCTATATGTCCAAGCCACCTTATAGTACCATTTTCATCTTTACCTTCAGGTAAACATGCGGCTCCACTAATATATCCAAGTTCATTGACAAATAAACCATCTATACCAGCATTACACTTCCATCCTTTGAATTGATTTTTCTTTGAAGCATATAGTCCGTTTGTATCTAATATAGTTTCTTCTTTGTATCTGCCATCAGCCATTTTATAAACTGCTGTAGCATCAATTGGCATACTGTACTGTTCAAAACTAACATCTGGGTTACCAGTTTTTCTTTTGAATGCTAGTTTCTCATCAATCTTTGCTTGCTGTTCTTTTGTGTATACATGTGGTCTTTCTTTCTCTGTTAACCAATCAGCAACAATAGGAACTTTCTCTACAAAAAACTGTCCCATATATGGTTGTGTTTTTAGTATTTCAAAAAACTCAATACACTTATCAAAGTATACTTGTTGTGGGTGCATCATAATACGCACTCCTAATAGTGTATAAGGCCAAAGTGTATCAATAACTTTAACACAATGTTTTAAACTTGTTTTCTCACTGTGAAAACTAAAACTTACCCAACGAAAACTTTCTTTGTGCTTTTCCCAAAATTTAAGACTTTTGCTTCCGTTTGTTGTCAATCCAATTTGTACCTTTTCTTCTACTAACCAGGTTAGGAAATCATCGAATACAGGCAATGCTGTAGGTTCACCGCCAGTAAAACTTATAACAAGTTCTTCATCTTCATTGAGATAACTTTTAATTTTAGTTACAAATGCTTTGTATACTTCTAAGTCAAAAGCAGGACTACTACCTTCGTAATTGTAAGGGTGGCAGTATGCACAACTGAAATTACACTTGTTGGTCAAGTTCCAGTTTACATGAAAGTATTTGTTATACTTTTGTTTGATCTCAATAAGTTCTGCACTATCCGACAGCATCTACTTTTCCCTCGGTAAGTTTATAGCCGCTAACTTGATTAAAGTCTGGATCTGGAACTATATCAAAACTTCCAACTTTTAACATTCCCCAGGTTAGCATATCAAATTTGTTACGAGTATCAGTCTTTTTAATTTTATAACCACCCCAGTAGTTGTCTAAACTATAATTTAAATGATCTACTGCTTCTTCATGTGTTCTTGGATCGCCACACCAAAACATTAGTTGACTGGTGTAACAGCAACATTGTTCTAGTAAATCAAAACTACTACTGGTCATTTTGATAGCATTGTATTTGTCATCATCATACATTTCGATCATCACGTTATCATAATCGTACCCTATTTGTGTAGGATATAAAAATATCTCGCCTGGATTTCGTTCCATACTAAAACGATCAACCCATTCATCTTCTAAATAATGAAACTGTTCACCAAACTTCAATCCAAAATTTTGTAGATTTGTTTCTTGTGTAACAGTTGTTGTTACGTCTCTTAATACTTTGAGTGAATGGAAAATATCAACCAACTTTTCAATATGTCTCGTAAGTCCTTGGTCATTTAGAACACGATAGATTAGTATACATTGTGTTTGCATAGGATTAAGTATATCCTGGTGTACTATTAGCCCCCATTGGTGATCTATTTTTCCAGCATCCATTTTATACCATTCTTGTAATGGAATAAACTTTTGCAAAGTATTATCAATCTTAGTAAATGCTTGTCCACTACTCATTACGGTGTGTCCTAGTATGTCACTCAACGGTATGTTGTCAGTTTTGTATGCATCTGCAATTTCATTCCATTCTTCTATTTTATCATTGAGAGCAGGAATGATTTCGTATAATCTTTCTAATGCTTGATGAACCAGATACACATTCCAATGTGTTATATATGGTTTACCGATAATATCTAACTCCAACTCAAACCAGTCTGCAAAGATATCGCATTTGATTAGTTGTTTTTCTTTTTTATCGTTTTGTAATTCAAGCTCAAACTTCATACTTGCTCCATAGTTTATAAAGCTCTGCAAAGTCAGAATTGAAGTCTGTTTTACGCATTGTATCTATACTGCGAATATATTTGTTGAGGGCGGGCCACTTGTCGCTCCAATCCTCGCTATTCATAAAGTTTGTCATATTCTTTAATTCTTGCACTTTATTCTTTTCTGGGTATTTCAGCATGAAGTTATCAATTTTTTCTGTTATAATTTGTTTCATTTCCTTAGGTAATACTTTAGCACACATGTACTGTGGATAGTGTAACACGCCAGGATGAAACATTCCTTGGTGATCATGTATTCCAATTTTTTTATAGTTTTGATCAAACAAAAACTGTGCAAAGTCTGGCAAATACCAAATGTTTAATGCACTTACAGTACACAATACTTTACCAACAATATGGTCAGCCGCGTTTTCTACTTTGTCCAGTGTTTCGTGTACAGTTTTCCAATTAGTTGGATAGCGTAACCATTTGTTCATTTCGCCTATGCCATCTATACTAAGCATAAGTTCTACAAACTTAAAGTGACCCCAAAGTTCTAATATATCATCTGGCATAATAGTACCATTGGTATGATAGCGTAGTTCTATATGTTCAGCATGTCCACTTTCGACACATTTCTTTAAGAAACGTCTGTGGTTCTTTAAATATAAAGGCTCGCCGCCTGCAAATATAAAGTGACGCATTCCGGCTAACAATGGATCTATCTCTTGTTCCCAAAACTCATCATCAGCGGCCCAGTCATATTTGTTGTTGCAATGGTCTTGTATTTTCCAATCCCAGTCACCTTTTACTTCAGGATTGTCGTGACTTAGATCTCTAATCTTTTCTGCATCTTTGACCCATTTACTAGAGTCAGTTGGTCTACACATAACACATTGTACATTACAAGTATTACCTAACCGTAAATCTAATGTAATAACATCTTGATCCAAACTGCCATCTTCGTTAGTGCTGGCTATTAGTTCGTCAACATATTCTCTTGTTAATTTCTTTACCCATAGATTGTTTTCATTCATTCTATGACTACGAATACCTGCCGCTTCTTCTTTCCAGCAATGCATACATGCTTTTAGTGCTTTGCCGCTGAGCATATCTTTTCTAGCATTTTTCCAATAGTAACTGTTCCATACTGCATTTATATCAGCATTGTTTAAGTTAATACGTTGGTCTTGTGTAGGCTGAGCTAGACAGCAAAGCAAAGCTGTGCCGTCTGTATAAGTTGCCATGTGCATCCATGGAAGAATACAAAATTTCTTTCCATAGTCTTCCAAAAAATCTTGTGCCATTATTCTACCAACTTTCTAACATTTTGATACAAGTCATCATCAACAATACTAAAGTTGGTATTACGCTGTCTGTCCCATACTTCTGTCATCTTCACAAAGTCTTGTAATTGTTCTTTCCAATTATCTAACTGTGGTTGTTCCAAATATCCTACGATACCATCTACACTATTCTTAATTAACCAGTTCTTCTCATATAATATATTACACTGTTCTTTAAATTCAAGCAATCTATTTTTTGCATTCTGTCTCATTTCAACAGGAAGATTTCTCACATCTAAATACGGAGGATGTGTATTAATTAATATGTCAACACCAATACTTTTCCATTCTATTTCTGGCTTTCCTGCATAAAATTCTTCGCCTAACTCGTGTGCAAGCCATAGTATTTCGTGTATTCGATTTATGTTGTAGATTTGTAGTACAGGACTTATATTGCTAGAAACGTTTGGTAAACTTAATATGCTTCTATAGTTTCTAAGTATAATGTCCCAACTCTTAGTGCCTCGTATAAATTCATTTACAACGCCTACACCATCTAAACTAGCATTGATGTCTACACTTTCAAATTTACCAATACTATCCAAAAACTTTTGATTAGCATTTGTACAGTTGGTATTCATAAACACATTAATATGTTTACTATGACCTTGTTCAGCGGCATAGTTTAAAAACTGCATGTTGTTTTGAATCATAGTTGGCTCACCACCTGTCATGTAAACTTTTCTTAGTTTAGGCATCCATTCGTATATGTCTTTCCAAAAATCATCAGCATCAAACTTTTCTCTGTATTCTTTGCTGTTGATCCAGTCTGGACGTTTGCCGTATGTTTTCTCTTGTATTCTGGTATAGTCCTCTTCAACATCTGTGAGCTTGGCATCTTCTTTAGCAATAGTACTACTGTTAAAACTGTTGCACATTCTACAACTAAGATTACACAAGTTACCCAAACGCAGGTCCAAGTAAAGAGGATCGTGTTCTGGTAATGCAAAGTCATTATTATAGCTTGCTTCAATGCGTTCATGAATAGCTTCTTCGCCTATACGGCGTTCCCATTCCTCATTGTGCATTTGTCTGAAACTTTTTTTACCTACTTCTTCTTGCAGGTAACAGTGTTTACAACTACTAACTTGTTCTCCTTGAATCATAGTCATGCGTATATCACGCATGTCTTTATCATTCCATGCTTGCTTTAGTGTTGTACTATTGATATCTAAAATTTTGCCATCATCGCCACGTAGTACACTGGGTTTGGCAATACAGCAAAAGTCAATACTTCCACTGGTATTCACCATCATGCTTAACCAAGGGTAAACACAAAATGTTTCCCCGTACAATTCATCCCAGTCTGCCATGCTTACTCAATACTATCATCGACTTGATCTTCTCTTACCATAGCACCTAGTCTGTGTGGATTTTTATAAACAGTTTTAAAGAATCTACTTCCGATATGATCCATATCTGTAATTTCAAAATCTAACACACTCCTAAGTTCGTCACCTAGTTCTATAGTTTTAGCTTTGAGTTTATTCCAATCCCAACTTACACCAGTATTCACGCACATTTCTTTGCCGCCTTCAAATTGAGGGAACAGTTCTTCATTAAACATTTTGCTTAACCAATCAAAGTCTCTCACATTACGCCAATCCCATTTGCGTCTTTCTATGTTAGTCATGTGACAACCTAATCTAGCACCATATATTGCCCATAAACCATTTGTAGCATCTTCACCTACTGTCATCCACACCAACAGTCTTTTATAGTTCTCGTAATGTATTCTTTTGATATCAGCAGGATCAACTACATCACCGCCTTCTAATCCCATTTTTACACCTTCACGGAAACCTGCTCTCCATGCCTGTAGTGGGCTACCATTATTAGCTACATCACAATAAACATTGTTCATCTGTATATAACGTATATTCCAACAAAAGTCAACTTGTGCCGCTTTGTCACTTTCAGGAGCCGCTTCATGTGTACGCATTTTATTAACAACGTCTACGGGCCAGCACTTAATACCGCCATTTCCATATACCAATCCGTTTACTGCATTTTTTCCTGCCCAGCTAATTACATCAGTCGGAGTAACTCTATCCATGTTTAGTTCAGCATTAAAAAATTCTTCTCTTACAATATTATCTGCATCAATTGTAATAAATCTATCCGTTTCAGCTATTGCCGCGGCGGCTTTGTGTGCGGCATCACTACCCCATACTCCGTGACTGCGTTTTGCCCACGGACATTTATCTTGTAAGTCTGCCCAATTTTGTTCTGCGTTAGGCTCGTCATAGCTGATATATATTATATCGAACTCTGTAACTGGCGTTAGTGTCATAGTTTACTCCGGTTGGTTAATGTAGTCGAATGTTAAGTCAACATTACTTTCTCTGCATAAAATTCCACATTTAGTTAAGTCTAAACCTGGGGTTGGTATTTCTAAAGTTCTATCCCATCCTATGCTATTTAATGGAAGAACAATATGATCTAGTAACTGACTTGGATTACGTGGATCTGTTATATACAGTCCTATATCAGTATATATTTTACTGTCCTGTGGATTTTGGAAATTACTTTTAATTTGTGTGACATCGCCTTTCTTAATTATTGTAAAGTCTGTTGCAACGTCTTGAGTTGGTTGAGTAGGTTTAGCAAATGATCTTCTCCTACTGTATCTTGTTCTATAATCTATTCCTGTGAAGTTTGCTTTTCTCTGTAGTCTATAACTTTGAAATATTTTCTTAGTCATAACACTCATTTCTCCTAGCCCACATATTCTTCGCAATGGCGCCATATCGAAAATCATATAACCTTCTTCGATCAGTTCTCCAGGATCAATCTCAATAGTTTTTACTAGAAAGTTTGGATCATTGTCTTTAATTAAAAAAAGTGTAATCGGATCGTATACTCCGTCTTGTTCAGGATTCAAACTTATATTTCTAAAAAAACGTTTACCTGTCATTCTATACAGTGTGTCTTGATTAAAGTTTACTTCCATTTTCCAACTGTTGATGTACAGTATAATATTGATATCAGCTTTAGTTTTTTGATTAAGTGGAACTACACTTAATCGTCTCTCAGCTTCTTTGATTCTCAAAACTGCTGACTTCTCAACTAGTTTTAGTTCATGATTAACATCGACTACTGCAAATTTTTTAGGGTCAACATGACCCATTAGTATTTGTCTAGCGTCATCACTATCTGTTACAATAAAAGGATTTTTTATTTGATCCTTTTCTCTATTTGTAACCGTGACTACATCACCATTTTCGTCGTCATAATAAACACACCATTTAGGTGCAGGTTTATCGCTCTTGTAATCTCTGAGTAAGGTTGGTTCTGAAGACATCTACTATTTCATCTGTTAAAAACGTTTCATCACTATAATGAATAATTCCACTGCTGATAACGCTATTTTCTATTTGTATTTTCTTATTATTAGTTACCCAATAGTTTAACATATCAGTCCAGTTACCCGGAGCTTCTTCTGGATTGTTAAACACACCATGTGATAATGTATGTAAGTCATAATGATTACTAAGTTTTACACCAATGTCGTCTGTGTGATCAACAAAGTGTGTAATTACATTACCTAAAACATTTTTTTGAAAATACTCTGGTTTCTTATTTGGAAACACATGATTGTATACGTCTCTCCAGTTTTGCAATACAGGGTCAGCCATTTTAAACCATTCTGCAACTGTTTCATCTTTTTTATCAAAATACATCAAGTTATAAAAATATTTAGGTAACTTGTATTGTATTTCGTATTCGAATCGATTAACTCTTGGAATAGGAAAGTTTCTATAAGCAAGTGCGTCATTCGGAACACTAATGCCGTTCTTAGATGACATTACCGCCCAAAGATCATTTATATCAACATTTACAAATAGTGTATCATAATCAACATATATTGTTTCTTCGTAAGGAGTTGCGTGATAAACTTGCCATAAGTTCATGCCATGAAATCCGTCTTTGTGAGCACTGTTTCCGTATGGTAATTCTATCATATAGTCAAAAGCATGTTCATAAAAACTTTGAACATTACCTAATTGACCTTTATCTACAATCAGTGTAATACTTGCATCTGGGTCGCATACTTTTATACTACATGCAAGTGCATAACAATATCGAATATTGTCTTCGCCTGTATTAATACCTAAGGTTACAAAACCTCTATTAGGTGCATCATTGTTTTCAATTTCAATTTCTTCAGACACTGGTTTCTTCTTTCGCTAAATTTAACAAAGTTTGATAGTGCCTATCTAATGCACGTTTGTTCATAATATGTAAGTTTTGATCTGTATGTCTACACAATATATTTTTCCATTGCTCTGCTCTATTGTGTTTTAAAAACACAACATCATTCAATCCATTTACTTGTGCAATATCATCTTTTTGATCCATGTTTAGCAACGGCTGTCCCATAAAATCATGTATAAAGTCATCATTGTTCATACCATTCATTAGGTGTGTTGCAATGCTAACACAAAAGTCTGTTCTAAATAACATTTTAGGAAATTGGTAAAGCAGGCTATAATATTCCCAATTCTCTTTTACATGAGCCCATATATCAAAAAATAACTTGCTTTCTTCACTTTGATCAAAATAAACTATTGTACTCCACCAATGATGTATTCCTGCTTCATTCAAAGTAATTTCGTTTGTGTAAGGCATTTCTCCACCCACATACTGTGCGTATCTATGCATTGCAATAGGTAAATCAGTTTCAAAAATATAATTGTAAAAGTCGTTCATTAACAAATAGTCAGTGTCTAGTAACAGTGTACGCTCGTAAGGCGTATGATTGAAAACTGTGTGTTTGTTACTATTCCAAAAAGGTGCATTAAATTCACTCCACGGACTATCCATGTGCCTTCTTATATTAGTTCTCTTTTCTGTTACACTACCGTCGATAACAACGTTATCAAATGAATCATTGACTAAACCTTTATCATGGCTTTGATTCATCCATTCCATTGTGCCTTCGTCAGTAATAAGTGTAACAGGCATGTTTAGTTGCTTTTTTGCATAATGCGATGCTAGTATAGCAAACTTAGCATAATCTAGTTCTTCATTGTTATAGCAAAATAAACAAATGCCATTTCCTTGTTTTTCTGACATTCACTACCAATCCATTAAACTTTTAATATTTCGAGCTTTCTTAATTTTTTCTGCTTGTACTTTGTAGGCATTACTTGCCTCGGTATACGCACTTACCATTGTTTCTAAAAATTCACTAAGATTATCTATTAATATTGGATTCTCTTTGGTGTCTATTAGAATAGCTTCTTTCCTGTCCATATCAAGTAAAGTCTTTACGAAGCTAATGGTAACTGCATCAGCGAAAAATACGCCCTTTGCATAATGCACGGTTTGCAAAACTTGAGTTCGTTGTTTTAGAGTGCGTTTTTGATTACCTAATGTAATTCGATAATTTGCAAACTCTAACGCTTTTTCGAGTCTCTCGTCCATACTGAGTTTCTCCTTTAGTTATATACTACTATAACTTATTTATGTGAGTTTTGTCAACAGTTTTTTAGTAATCATCTATACTTGTGAAATCATTTACAATAGCAAATGTCGGAGCAGGTGTTACATCAAAACTAGTTGTGCCAATGGTAAGTGTATCAGGCATCAAATAACTTACAGTAGGTGTTATTGTACCGTCAACAAAGTTGTTGTGTGTAGTGTCATCTAGTACCATTTTAAATTGAACACCAGCTCCGTTATTAATATACTTTCCGTATATTTTAAATTTTAACTGTTGATAGGTGCTATAAGCACTGTATGCACTAACATATATTGTGCTACTGTATGATCCGCCGATAATTGCAGGATCTGCCCAACCAGGATAGTTTCCAGGTCCAGTAATATATCCGTAGCCATATCCATAAGATCCATATCCATATGTACCAACTTTTCTACCTAGTGTAACGCCACTAGATGTAAACAATAGTCCTTCGTTAGTGTTTGTGTCTGATCCATCACCGTAATTTGCAGTGAGATCATAAAAGCCTTTGCCTTCACTAGTTCCACTTGTTGTTGCGGCACTTTGCGTCATAGTGTCCCAATTAAAGTTTAGTACACCCATTTCGTTAATGACATCACTCCAGTTGTAGTAACCAGCAGTCGAACCGCTTGTCATGTTTAGTGCTACTCGTAATTGCCCACCGCCATTGAAAAAATACCTAGCTGAGTTATAATCAGCCCATTCAAATTTATGTTCACCATTCAGCTGATTATTCCAAGTTGTTGTTCTTTCATATCCTGTAGAAGTGGCGTTAAAAGCACTTGCATTGGTCGCATCTATTGTTAAATGTTTGTTGTTTAGTATAACAGTGTTAAACTTTGTTCTAACTAAGTTTAAATCTTCAGCTCTAATAGCTGTACCTGCAGAAATAGTAGTTCTATTAGCTGGTATTGCAAAAACTAAAACGTTGTCTGTCAGATCTGTGTGATTAATACTAATATTTGTTCTAGATACTAGTTCTTGTAGTCTTTCTGCTGTAATAAGAGTACCGTCAACTAGTGCATCAGCTATATTAACTGCACCCCAGCCAAATTTATGTGTTGCTATTCTATTAGCATCAGTAACAGCCGCAGTCGGATACTTGTCGCCAAAAACTTTGTTTACATCAACGGCTACAAGATTGTATTCTTCGTTTGTTACTAAATCACCAACAGCACCAACCATCTTACTTCGATCCTACTACTACTTCTATTGTACCTACTTCTTCGGTAGCTTTTTCTTCTAAGGATCTACCTACTACTTCTTTCCAACTGTAGTCGTCTGGTGCAACCATTCCAACTCCGTCTGTGCCACTAGATACTACTCTATCGCCTTTACCAATTTTTCCAATAATTTTACATGGAACTCTACCTGATAGTGCTACAAATGGATGTGTAGCGTCTGTACCTGCGGAAGCATTCATTTCAAAGCCTGGTGCTGTACTAATAATTCCAAAAACTTTGATATCGCTTGCTTCTGTTGTTTGTGTAATTTCTTTTGTGCCGCCAATTTTTACTATTGTTCCAGCCTCATATTCTGCATCTGCTTCATAACGCTCTGCAAGGTCAGCATATTCTGCACTTGTAGCAATACCTCTAAATTTATAATGTGTTGTATTGTTCATTGTTACACCGGATTGAATAGTGGGAAACTGTGTACTGAGTGCAGTAGTACCATCTTCTAGTTTTTCATCTATATGAGGTGTCCAAGCTGTTGTATCATCGCATGTGATTGTTACAATATTGCTATCAACAATCATTTCTATTGTTTTATGGAAATTTCCGCCAGTGTCTTTTCTGTTGCGGAATTCAATTTTTGTTGTACCTGCGCCACTTAACAATACACTCCAAACACCATTGTCGTAAACTTTCATTTGACTATTAGCTGTATCGTACCAAAGTTGACCTTCAGTTGGATTGCTTGGAGCAGTTCCATTGGCAAAATGTTCTAATAGGTGCAACATATTTTCGTTTAATGTTTCTCCAAAGCGTGTGTAGTTTTTACCAATCAATCCAATACTAGTACTGGTATCAATTGTTCCGTCGTTTACAACTATTGCTGTTTTACTACTTTGACTATAATCTATTGTATATGGCATATCTTATTCCTTACAAGTCTGCAAAACTTGATCTAATTCTTAATGTATAAATTACCTGTATCTTTCTATTTGCACTTTTTTGTACAGGATGAAATACTACATGAGTTAACAAATCGTTGTTACCACTGTAAATTCCAAGTTCGTCAAAAACGTAATCACCGTTCATACTTGTAGCTGTATCTGTTGAATCTTGTCCAGTTACGCTACCATAATCTAATGTGCATGTTGTAACTACATCACTGAAAGTGTTAGGCGCTGTGTGAGCGATCTCTGTGCCATTTGTAGCACTTCCGCTTACAGATTCGTCAACTGCTTGACTAAATGTTTGATTGTATAAAACACCGCTAGCGGTATTAGTATTGGTTGCTTTATATGTTACTGTTCCTAATCCGTCAATGGTTGTACCGCCATTGCCAAATCGCATTGTAGCGATGTGATGTGTTCCGGAGTTACCCGCTTCGTTTGCAAGCAAACTAGCAATAGCAATACTCATATTTTCATAATTAATTGCATTTCTTCTGCGTACTAATACTTCGCCAGATTTGGGATCCCATATTTTAATATGTCCCTCGATTCCTATTAGTGATGTATCATTTAAATTATCTAGACTCATTGTTCTTTCCATTATAATGTATTTATATCGTTCCTTTGCCTACATTTCTAATGAAAGCATGTTCTGGCGTAGTTCCTGTTGCTGATAGGCTTATGCCACTATCATTATATGCTAGGCGTAGTCCATCACCATAATGTGAGAACTTATCTACTGTTGGAATTTTTGTTGTTTGTCCACTGTTGATAACACTTGCACCGCTAGTGTGTTCTACTGCACTTGTGCCTAATGTGCCTCTTGTACAGAATAACAAGTTATTTCCGTCTACTGCATTGTATTCGATTCTTTCATTTCCAATATATACTACTCCGGGATTTGCACCTAAGGTAATATTTGGATCATCTAGTACAGTTGCATCTGTCACTGGTATTGTTGTATCGGTTGTATTAATATCAGCAGTAGTTGTTGTTTTTTGTGCATCTACAATAGCATTACTTTCTTGTATGTTTGTTGGCATATAGTAAGCCATTCTAAACGCTCTACTATCAGATGTCACTGTACTACCACTAGCATTTGTTTGTACTAGTATGTTGATATTCTCTGTGAAATCTGTAGCTACTAGTTCTTCGCCAAAGCCTTCTAATACAGCTTGTTGGAATACATTACCGTTGTAATCATCTGAGAAACTTGCATTTGCAGTTGTAAATTCTGATTGATCAATATCACCGGTCGGTGTGCTGGTAAAGTCACCGCCAAGTAGTATAGTGTCACCTTCCCAACTTCTAATACTGTGATCTTCATAGTTGAGTGTAATAACACTGTTTCGTTCAATATCTTCTATTTCAATATTTGTAGATTCGCCATGTGTATTGCTTTCCATACTGCTTAATAATTTAGTGTGGAAAGGTTTGATACTGTTTACATATTCTTCTACAACATTTATATCGTATGATTGATACTTGTCTTTGTTTATTAGCAATGGTCTCTTAATTCCTAAATGTGCAAATGTAGTTTTGAAAGCAAAATCGTCTGCTGTATTTTGTAATATTGCTGTAAATAATAACTTAAACCACATCTGATTATACTTAACATGATGTGTTCCAATAAAGATTTCACTTCTAAGTAGATCCATTAGTCTGCTTATAACGTTGTCGCTACATGCATCAAATGGTGTTACATCTAATCCAATAGCATCAAATCCGTTGCCAAACTTTGACTGATTCCATATCTCTTCACTTAGTTGTACAGTTGCTTTTTCTTTAAACACAAGTTTGTCTTCACCATTGATATAATAATACATTTCACTTCTGTCTATGTCTGCTCCTGGGCTTGTACTTTTAACTAAAATATAACTACCATCAACTGGATCTCCAGCATTGACATAGTCTGTTCTAGTATTGTACACAATATCAGCTACTGTGTTTGGATTAAATCTAAATGTTTCGTTTCCGTCTGTATCTGTTTCGACCAAGTGCCAGTCTACTAAGTTAGTATAATCTTTAATTTTATAGGTTACTACTCCTTCTGTAAATGCGTCGGTAAATGCATTTTCCCAATTATTAATCTCGTCAATAACATTTACAGTACTCAATAATGAGTTTACACTATGTACAAAGTTTTGTCTAGCCTCTTTTACATCTCTGAACAAACTTTGTCTTGGACGAGTTTGAAATCCATATCTGTTGTATTTGTGCAGTTTAAGATCAGGTACTGGTTGACCTCTCCAAACACTGATGTCATCAGCTTGTGTATCTTCTATAAAGTTATAATCATATACTCTACTCCAGTGACTCATATCTGTGTCTAAACTAGGTTGATTGCCTTGGTTGTTTGCTTGTAGACTTATGTAAAAGTCTGTGCCTTCTTTTACTACTTGATCATCAGCATAAACTGTTGTATTGTTCCAAGTTGTATAAGGTTTATCGACACTAAATCTATTAAATCCAGCTAAACTATCTCTAATCTTTACATGCAAATATTCGGGTATAGTTATGTTAGGATCTTTTTCAGCAAGCATTACCCAGTCTTGCATTGGTAATGCAAGGTCAACATTTTTCTGATTAAGTTGTGCTACTGTATCTTTGTTAACGAAATTTCTAATGTTTGCCAATAATAAAGTATCATCGCCTGCTTGTGCCGACCAACTTAGGTCAAATGCATTTGGATTAAGCATTATTTGTGCTAGTTGGAAAACATTGTAATTGCTATTTCTAATACTGTTAGTTTTGTTTTTAATCCAGAAATAGTAAACAGTTTCAGTTTGTTTACTTGCTTCGTTGTAATAATTTTCTTCAGTCCAGTTGTATACGGTTTGTCCGTTTATTGTAACACTATATGCTTCACCGCTAGCTTCTTTATTATCAACTATCGCTTTTTGTGTTACTAACTCGCTCCACTGTTCTGGAGGTACAGGACTTGCTGTCCATTCGTAAATGTCTATACTTGATCCATCAAACAGTTTTCCCCAGTTATTTTGTTGATAATCTACTGTACTTTGCTCGTAGTCTAAATACACTGCGGTGCTGGTATTCCACCATCTTGCACCCAAGTATTCTCTTCCCCACTGCTCGTCATTTGTAATACTACCATCTATGTTATTAAAATTATAGTTTGCAATATCGTTTGTAATTTTATAGTCAATCTCTTTGTCAACAAAACCAAATATAATTCCTTTAGCTGGATCGAAAACTTCTAATGTTGTGATAGTGCTTTGTTTCTCTGCATCATATAATTTAATATTTTCTATTAGATCATTTCTCGCTTGTGCAATACCTGTTCTCACTTGCTTCCAAGAACCAATGTGACCATTGGTATCACTCCAAGTACCAGTCCAACTGTATACTGCACTTTGTCCGGTTCCATCATCATCTACATAAGCATAAATTGGATTTGCTGATAATGCTTGCCTAACTCCTGCAAAATTGTATTTGTAAACATCATTTATTTTAATTTGTCTATCAGCTTCTAGTGCGGCATAAGTTGGGAAACGCATTTTTCTTAAAGGATAAATGTTACCAGTACTGCCGTTCTGTTCAATAAATTCATCAATGTAAAACTTGTTAGTTTGATTTGATACTTTGGTTACTTTGTGTATTCCGTCAATATTAGGAACGCTGTTACTTCCTCTTATTAAAATATAATCTCCAACACTCAAGTTATGTGCTTGCACATCACCTGTTTGTCTATTAACTTTTATCTCTGCATCATCTCCAGCGTCTGGACCTGCACAAATATCAAATGTGTATATACCAAAGTCCATTGTTTGATAAACTTGATATCCTAAGTTATAACTGCCAAATTCACTGTCATCTGCAACCCATATCGCAAAAATATTTGGATCATTTGTGTCTTTTGTAAACACTGGATTGCCATTTGAATCTACTATTGCCTCAAATACTGCACTAGTTGCACTTTGCGTTGCACTCAGCGTTTGTGCAGTTATACCCACAGTTGTGTTTGCTGTACCTGCACCAATTACCATTGTACTATTTGTACTTGTAAGTCTTAGTTTGTTGCTGGCATTTGTTGCACTTACTCCGATAATGTTTGCATTATTAATTTTCTCTACAATATCAATAATATTCAACCCTACATTACTTGTAGCAGTTGTTGTACTGGCTGGTACAAGTCCACTTGGTAAACCTATTGGACTATTTGCTGTTCCTATGCCAATGAACAAGTTAGCCAGCGTTGAATTAATTTGTAGTACGTTAGTATTACTTGTTCCCGCCGATGCAGTAATACCTGATATGCCTGCATCATTGATTTGATCTATTGTTTGTTGTAGTGATAAAGGTAGTTCTAAGTTTTGTGTATTTGATGATGAACTTATACTTTCAGTTGCTGTGCTAAATCCAACATTTGCATTTTCAGTTCCAACACTTATTGTTAATGTAAACGTTACTGCTGGAGTGTTTGTTGTTTTAGTAATTTTTAGTCTACTACTAGCATCAGCACTTGCTGTTACATTACTAATTCCTGCATCATTTATTTCTTGTACTATATCAGTTAGTGTATACAATTTAAAGCCGGGTGTAGTTATACTTACTACTACTGTGCTTGGTGCAAATGTAGTTGATGCATTTGCACTATCTTTGAGATATGTTGCAATATCATCAGTATATGTACCGTTGTTCATTGCGCCTTGTGAATCAGTAATATCACTGGATCCAACAATTTGAGCTCCTGATATAACTTGTGTACCTACATAGCTCGTACCTTTTATATTATTAATAATAACTAAGTCCTGGTCTAACAAAAACTCTGCAGGTTGTTGTGTACTACCGCCACCTTGAATAAGTGTAAGTAAATGACTTATATTCAATCCTGCATTATTTGTATAGTATGTTGTAATCCAAGTTGTCCATGCCGCCGCACTATTAGATGCAATGTATGCCGCTCTTAAGCCTTCTATTCTTTGTATTCTAGTTGTAGCTGAACTTGATATAGATGATTGATTTTGTATCCAACTAGTATTAAAACTATTTTCGTATGCCTGCTGGGCCGTAATGTTTGTATTTGCACTCTGTGGATCATTGAAGTTAACTGTAGTACCATCAATAATTAGTGTAGCAGTTGCACTACCTTGTATAGTTGGATTAATAGTTGACCCTATTTTTTCAATGTCTACAAAAGTAGTTGTAGAGACAATATTAGAAAAAGTAACTGTAGTATTGATAGTAGAACTAGAACCTAGTATTAATGTTGAACCGTGTGGCACCACATTGGTACTAGCAATGTTTACTGTACCTGGCACTTGTATAACATTTGTAGTTGTACTGGTAGCACTCTTGCTTAATGTTATAGTGTTACCATCAATAACTAAAGTTTGCCCTGTACTTGGAATTACCGGTAATTGCACTGTACCTTTCAGTTCAATAGGATCACTAGCAGTTGCTATTCCACTGGCGCCATCTTCATCTATCATTGACCAAGTCTTACCTTTATGTAAAACTTTTTCGTTAAACTTGTAACTTACATTACTATCCCATATACCAATGTCCTGCCAGTCACCACTGTGGTCATATGATTCTTTTACTTCCTCTGGAAACTGTTCAAAATCTTCTTTGTTTATAACTTTGTAGTCTGCTTCACTCAGCAACGGTAAACCAGCAGTTGTATAATCTTGTGCAAATAGTTCGTCACTTGAATCTTTAAAAGTGTTTACTGGTCTTGTTAAGAAGTTATTTTCAGTACTATCATGTACTTTAAGAGGACTAGTTGCATCAATATCAATTACGATATCACTGAGTACATCAAACTTTTGTCCTGCACTAATCCTGACAGGCTGTGGACTTGTTTTTAGTAAATCAGGAGTAATTTGAAATTCTAGTGTGCCTCTAGTAGATGTGTCTCCAAAGTCAGCAGTTCTGATTGCCCATTGCTCTAGTAGCTCTGCACTTGCTTGACCGTCAAATAATTCTTGGTTACGCATAAATGCAGTAAGTGCATGATCTGTACCTCTGTATTTGTAACTGCCTTTGACAAATTCGTAAAGAGTGTCATCGTCAAAGTCTAAATTTTTGCTCCAGTCTGGTTTGTTATATCCTGCATTGAATCTTGCAATATCACTTAATTGTTTATTGCTTAGTGTATTTGTTCTACCTAAGTATTGATCCACTTCTCTAGCAACGGTATCATAGTTTGGTATTACAGTATTCTCATCGACAATATAACCCGGTGAATATAATTTACCATTCCAATCTTTAGTTCTACTACCTCTCCAAACTATTCTGTTGTGTCTTTGTGCAATACTAGAATCGTATATTACATCATCAAAGTTAGTAATATTATCAAATACAAATGCATGTTCTAGTTGTACTTTGTACAATCTTATTCCGTATAATCTAACACTGTCGGCGTCTTTAACTTGAAATACAGTTTCGCTATCAGGCTCCATGCTTTTACGATCAATTATTAAATCTGTGCTAGATATTTGCTTGCCTTTTTCGTTAATAATATTATACACACCGTCATATTTCTTGTTAATATTATCAAAGTATCCGTCTGCTCCGTCGTTAACTATTATTTTAGTATCGTTTGGAATAAGTGTGATATCAGTTGTACTGTTTCCTATTGCCCAAGTTACAAAGTTAGCCGCTGAACTTCTCCATTGCTGTGTGAAGCCTAAGTTGTTTAAATAATGACCATACCCGCTTATAAAGTTATAAACTTCTTGAATTGATCTAAGTTCTGTATTGTAATCCAACTGAGTTGTAATTTCTTCAAACGTCCTATAACGTAAAACTGTTATTTTATTAGTTCCCTGAAACTGTACACTAATACCTGGTGTTGCTGTTTTTGGTTTGTTATATACAAAATACGATAAACTATTATCAAATCCATTTAAGGTATAACCGTTTGCTGTTTTGCTAATTTTAATGCCGCCAAAGAAAAACTCTACATCTGGTTTGCTAGTGTACATAACAGTTGAAATATTTTCCTCAGGAACAAATACTCGACCTTTGTCCTGACTGCTTTCTAATATAAACTGATTGTTTCTGTTTACAAAGCCGCCTGCTTTGATCATTGGTTGAAAACTTAAATTTTCTAATCTATTTCTTAAAGTATCTGCACCAGTTCCATACAAATTACTAAATTCAATAACTGCATTGCTAAGTCCATTATAATAGTGTGTGGCATTTTCAGCAAGTATAGGATCTAGTTCTGCACCACCTGTTGCAATGCCTAGTAATGGTCTGTTAAAATACTGTTCTCCTTGCTTAGTTACACTAGCACTGCGAATACTACCATTTTCTACAAATACTGTTACTTCACCATTAATTCCAAAGTTATCATTTACTGTAACATCAGGTGCAATGGTATAACCACTACCAGGATTAATAATTTTAATGCTTTCAATAATCTTTCCTGTAATTGAGCTTCCGCTAAGATTAGTGTTTTTCCAACTATCTAATTTAAGTTTATCTGTATCAATTTCTTGTGGATGATCATATCCTGCTAGATTTTTTACTTGTCTTCTAGCTGTTCTAAAATAGTTGTTCAGCACAATTAGTGGTCTTGTTCTTAAAAATGCAAGTACAAGTGCAAGTTTACCTGCACTTGATCTGCGCCATTCAGCTTCTACTGGTCCGAAGTCACCATAAACAAAATCTTCAGATGCCTTATCTGAACTAGGCGTTGGCACAACATTTGCTGTGTCTGGATCGTTCATTACACCACCAGTTGTTACAAGTGTATTGTTATTCCAATCATAGTTTTTATATGCGTAATTGATATCATAAGTTTGATTGTTAGCACCCAATGCAGGATCACTTGTTTGTCCATCTTGTAGCGCCAATAACAGTGCCGCACGTTTTGTTAAGTCTATCCAGCTGTAGTTTGCGTCCCACCATGTAGGTTTTGAGTTGTGACCTAACATTTCCCATGGATGGGTATGTGGTCTTTCTGTATTAAAGTAATAGGTGTATATTCCTCTCCAGCCGCCAATGCCAGGACCTACACTGCTATAATTCCAAGTCCATTTGTCATTGATGTCATAATATGTGCTACTGTTCAACACTGTAATATTGTTTTCAGACTTATATTTGTTGAACTCACTTCTAATAGAATTGTTTAGTTCATCCCATGTGTACACTGCTGGTCTGTGTGCATTAGGAAAGTATGTGCTAACATTAACAGTTTGAGATAGATCTGCTCCTAAATTATTATAGATCCTATTCTCAAGATCCCATATTCCTGCATCGACAGGATTAAATCCTGCTTGCTGTCTATTATACATTTCTGTACCTTGTCTGACATACACACTTCCGTCATGTCCTAAGACTACATTACCAGTAAATGATCCGTCGCTATCAACGCTGTAGTCTGCTCTAAGTTCTGGTACATATGGTTTAATCAATCCTAATTTAACTGCACTAGGAGGAACAAAGCTAACACTATTTCTCTTGTACCATCTTATGTGTGCATTATTCAAACCTGTGCCTGGAAAACTATTAATGCCTGGTGCAATAATAGTAACTCTATTTTGATTGATAAGATAATCTAAACCTTTAACAAGTGACTTCCAGGAGTGATTACCATTACTGTCTGGAATTTGAATCCAAACTTGTACATGATTAAATGTGTCATCATAATTATTAACTGCTTCTGGTAAATCAAAAACTGGTGTTTGATCTAGTATCCAGCTAACATCTATACTTTTATAATCTCTATACATAGCCATTTCACTGTGTGCAAATGAACTGTCTGCATTTTTACCTAAGTTTAGTGCTTCTAGTGTTTTATCAACTAGAGTATAAATTGGTAGTGTTTGATCTAAACTTTCATGTAGTTGTACAATTTTACGTTTAAATTTTTCTTTGAATTGTTCATAGTTCGAACTTGCAAATTGTAATGCACTGTATGGATTGGTTGACACATCTACTAGTAACTGATTTAACAATTCAGTACTGTAAGGTTGTTGTCTAATTGTACCGCCTATATCATTTACTTGTACTATGTTTCTATAGTTGTTTGTTCCATACCAATTACCAGTAAACAATGGATTACTAGTCATCTGATTACTAAAGTGTTGAATTAAATCTCCGTAACTTATTTTGCTAAAATCTAAATTTTGTGCATTATGTACTTGTGTATGTGCTGGTTCAAAATCGCCTTCACCTGTTGTTCTGTAATTTTTCTTTGAAAAGAAACTAAATTCGTATATGTCATCTTTAGTTAACCCACTAGTAATACTGATAATGTCTCCAGTATGACTGAAGTTTGTAAATGGCTCACCATTTTTTAGTACAGTAACGTTTGTCTCACTTGGATTATCATTTAAAAATATTACACCAAAGTTTGTTGGGTCAGCGACAAGTCTATACTTGATACTGTTAACTGTAGGAGTTCCTACTTGTATTTCAAATTTATTATTAGTTCCAGCTGTCCTAGTAAGTCCTGTGCTGATCGCTGTACCGTCCATGTTTACAAATTCTATTTCAGCTTGCGGAAATAGTGTGTTTATTGTGTAGGTGTTGCTGTAGTGAAAGAATAGTGTAGGTAATTTACCACCAATTCTTTGTACTCTGCCAGACAACACAGACGAACTTGGTTGACTGCTTACTCCTAACAATCCAAATTCTTTGAATATATTATAGTATCTATCACCAACAAAACTTTCATGTCCAACATCTACCCTCAGAGGTACGCTAGAATCACTAATTACTTTTCTAATTTGTTTGCTTATTTGTTGTCCATTTCTCAGAGGTGTCCAACCATTATGATAACGACTATTTGTAAAGTATTTGTAATAGTAATAGCCTTTAATTTCTTCTTGGTTACTCTTAGATAAGTCTGTGCTTTGATTTACATATGTAAATCTTTTGTTTAGTAAATCTGCATCAAAGTTAAGTCCTGGATTATTTCCATAGTCAACATATTCTGGAACAAAACCCAATGCATCATCATAGCTTCCAGTATCACTGTGTACAAAGTCAAATATAGTACTACCAAAAAAGTCACTGTTTGGATATGTGTTATCATCATCTAGTTTAACTAGATTAGTATCATATAGCTGTACTTTCATACCTTGACTTCTATGTTGTTTTTGTTGACCGTAAATCCATGTTGTGCCATTCCAAAATATTTCAGAGCCGCTAAACGGAAAAGTTCGATCACTTATACCACCGTCAGTGTCTTCGTAATTATATCCGTTTAATATTACAATTTTATCTCCACTGAGTAACTGTGTTGCACTGTTAGTTCCATCATCATTATATCTTTCAGTGAGAACAATACTTGTTCCTACACCAGATACTTCAAATATTTTGTCTTTGTATGCGTTGTTTGTGGATTCTAAGAACAATATAAAATCGCCATCTTCTAATTCAACTGGAACAATTTGTTCCCAAAATTGTCTGTTTTCTCCATGTATTGGATTGCGTAATTCACCATGTGCTTGTACACATTCCCAGAATGTAATTACTAAGTTAGGTGCTACACCACTAGTAACTTTAACTTTGTCTCTGAAACTATAACCTTTGTTGGACCATTCTTCAGTAAATGATCCGGGTTTTAAATTGTATGATGTTTTTCCTACTATAAGTGTTGCAGGATCAATGTCGTCATTTAGTACATGATCTACATTTAAAATATGCCTTGTACCTGTATTATATTTTTCTAATCCAGCTTTGTATTCAATAATAGGTCTTACTGCTCTATATCTGTCTAGTGCATAAAGATCGTCCTTAACATTTGCATAGCCATCGTATATTAAACTATTAGCAATAGTTTGTTCATGTACCCAAAGATTTGAACGTGACCATGCATTCTTGTCTGGACCAGTACGCTGTTCACATGTATAATCTCTAGTGGTCATTCTATGTTCTCTGAGATCGTACTTTTTAAAGTCAAATGCAAATTGGTCAGCATCAAAGCCAGCCGGTTCTTGGCTACTATAAGTTGTTATATTAGCCCATACTCTTTTTCCTTGTGTTCCTTCATATTGTCCTGGTTCAAACTGTTTTGTTAATTGAATACCGTCGGGATCACCTACTCCGTCTACAATATAAATTGCATCGTTCAAATAATCGCCTGATGTAGAGAACGAATAGAATGTGTGTATTTCTACTTCTTCATTAAGTGCCGGAGCAGTTGTCAATGTTACTACACCAGTTACTGAATTATATGTATATGCACTTGTTGGTTGTCTTACGTTATTAACATATACTTTGTTTCTAACGGCACCAGTTACCGAGGCTGTAAAAGTCTGATTACCTAATACAGTTTGTATAAATCTGTCAACGGTGTGTGGATTAAATCTAATACGCATGCCATTTTCAAACGCAAGTGCTCTACCATTTTTCTGTATAGGAGTTGTATATGTAGTTTCTCCAATAATAGTATCAATATCAAATGAGCTTGTATAATGTAAAGGACTTGGGGGTAGCACGTCTAATACCCAATAATACCTATGATGATTTATAAACATATCTAAGTTAATTGGTAAGTCAAGTGTAAATGCAGTTTCATTTAGTATTTTGTTATGATTATTTGTATTGACTTCATTGTACTTTAAACTGCGAATTAAATCATCATAAGCTAGTGCTTGGTCAATACTAGAATCGTCATTTTTGTTAATCATACCTGGAGTAAATTGATAAGTGTCATTGCTTCTACCATCAACTAGATAGCTATCATCTAAACTAGGAGTAAATTTATCATTACCTACAGTTTTACCAACAAAATGTTTGACAGGTTCTAAGCTACCACTTGCCATCAACTGTTCAAATGTACTATCAAAAAATTGCTTGTTTACGGTTGTTTGTAAAATATCAGGTAATAGTTCACTTACTCTTCTACTTCCAGTTTTTTGTAAACTTTCTCCAGGTCGAGTAATTTTAGGAACTATAGTTGGATTAGTTTTGCGTTCGCTCATTAGTAACCTCCGCCGGATGAAGAACCAGAACTGGATGTTGATGAAGTATTACCAGTAATATTTTCACCTATTGTTGTTAGGTTTGCTATACTAGTACCAGTTACTGAAATATTATTTGATTTTACAACTGGAAGAAATAGTTCATCACTGCTACTGCTTATTTCAAATAGTGCAATACTATTATTTGGATTAGCAACACTTTCGATTGTAATTTGACTGATCTCGCCGATCATGTTATTGTGAATAAATGCCGCCATTTCAGTAAAGTAAAAATCTTCTCCAAAGTCCCAATTATCAATATTAAAGTATGTATCAATTAAATTGATTACTCTTTGTTTAATTTCTGTATCACTAAGTGTAGTGTTTGAAGTTTTAGTTACATTAAATTTAGCTTGTAGTTCTCCACTTGCTAAATCTCCAAACAGTATTTTATATTTAACAGGTCTGTATATCACTTGATCACTGATACTCTTTTTGCTGTTTAAGCTGTCAAATGTATCAGTAAGTTCACTTATAGTTGGTGCATTAGGTCTAGTTTCAGGTCTAGTATCATATAACGCCCAATTTCTAAATCTAGTATTATAACTGTCTAATAACACATAGGTATCTATAATATTAGTTGTGCTTGGGTCAATCAATTGATTGATGTCGGCTATTCTATTATACTGTGTATGCAAACTACCTACGCCACTTACAACTGTGGTTCCATCTACTTCATCTTGCACAGTATAATTAAAACCATCTACAGTTTTAGTACCCAGCTTAATTGTCTGTGATCCTACAATTTTTTCAAATGCTTCTGGGTCATTTGGGTATCCGTCATTGTTCGGATCTGAAAGTGTAACTCTTAAATTGTGAGGATCCGAATATCCGTCTGCGTATGTAAAGTATCCATAAGCATTAAATTGAAAATCTCTACCAATTGGATTGGGATCTATTTCACTTGTAGGATTGATACTTAATATTTTTACGTTATCTCTGAGAGGTTTAAGTGTTTCGCTACTAAATGTTTCTGAAAAATTTAAATTAGTAAATTTAAGTTTCTTAGGACTTCCAACTACAAACTGTGTTTTTCTAGTTAGCATTTCCCATTCGTTTACACCATAGTTAAGTCTAATTACCCAGCTGTTATCAATACCAGTACTGCTTCCATCACCTGCGTATTGTAAACTAAAGTTAGATGCATCATTTAATAATTCACTGTTAACTGATAAGTTAGCACTTTCAATTATAATCCATTTTTGACTTGCCGCATTATAACGCAACCCAAAACTATTGTTGCTGTTAATCTTAGCAATAACATTTGTTCTTGTTGTTGCATCTAAATCTGTACTGAGTCTCGGAACTAGTCGGCGTATTCTACTGCCACTTCCTACTACTTCACTTAAAACAATACTACCTTTTCCTGTATTGTCAATACCTGTTGGAGTACCAGCACTATCATCGTCTCCTAATCCATCTTTATAAAGTCTATCTACTTTAACCCATTTTGTTTTTGCATCAAGTATTGTACCTTTTATAGTTGCGCCTGTTCCGCCGCCGCCTGTGATACTAATATTAGTACTTTGATCGTATCCACTACCAGCGTCTGTAATAGCTACAGTAGTTACTGCACCATTTGCTATTGTGCAAGTTGCTGTAGCACCTGTACCTTTACCAGTAATAGTAACTGTTGGTGTGCTGGTATATCCACTTCCTCCGGAGGTTACACTAGCACTACTGATATATCCTATCTTATATGGTGCATCGATAAATTCTACCAATCCGTTAATGTCTGCTTTTTTAAGTACACTGGTAGTTGTTTGTCCTATTCTTTGAATAATACTGTTATAAGTTATATAACCACTACAAGTCCCGCTTCCTTTTGTTATTTGATTCCATCGGTATACATTATTGTCAGTGCCATCATTATTAAAAAATACTATACCGTCGGTAGTATCATTAAAGTCTTTAAATGCATTGTGCGTTGCTGAACTATATCCTTGTCTATTGTAATAAAAATTAAATATTTCTGGATCAGCTAGTACTGGTTTAACAAACTTGTCATATATTTGTGTGCCGTTTAAACTTGTAGGCAAACTTACAACACTTCTAGTTGTAGCTCCTTTATCATAAAGATACACATCATCAGCATACTGTGTTGCATCACTATATGTTGCTGTAGGATCATATATGTCACGGAATCTGCTGTGACCGCTGTGTACTCTGTTTACACTTTTAATTTTGCGAATGTTTTCACTAGCTGTAAGAGGAGCAATAGAATAATCATCTGCTGTTACCATTCTATCTTGTGTTGTAAAGAAGCGAGGAGCGTTTGCTTTAATACTAGCAAGACTTTCTCTTTCACTTGCGTTACTTACTACACTTTTCAAACTACATTTAAATTTTGCTTGATGTGTATTTCCACTTCTGCTAAGATATGTAACATTAAATCCAATACTGTTAAAACTGTCAGGTGTTAGATTGTATGTTCTGTTTAATCCTGTTCTATACCAAACTCTGATAATTCCACGTGGAATATTACCAAATCTACCATCTGCAAAGAGTATGCTAATCTGATCATTCTCTCTGCTACTGATACTGTAAATATCTCTAATTTTATTTTGTCTTGCATTAAACAATGTGTTAGCGCCAAACAGTCTATCAACTCTACTCCATGTTTTTAATACTTGACCTACTTCGTCTACAGTCTGAACCCACACTTCACCGTTAGCAACATTATCACTGTTAATATCAACTGCTAAATTTGGTAGTCCGTTGTCAATTTGAAAGTCTTTAAAGTTTAGTGTTCCTTGTTTAAAGCCTACAAAGAAACCAGTGTTTGGTGAACCAAACCCACTATTGTCATTTCTATAAAGTAAGTCAACGTTTGTGTAAGGATCAGGATCTTTTTCTATCACTGCATTTGTAGTACTGTTGATAGTTGGATTGTACAAACTAAATGTTGCATTAGCATTATTAATTTTATTTGAAAACTCTCTATTGATTTTGTTGTTTGTACTATTTGTTCTATAGACTTCGTTTGAGATTCCTTCAATTATTGTTTTACTAAAAGGCGATCCAAACTGACTACTGCTTTGAAAAATGCTGTTCATAATAGCTAAAAAGTTTTGATAGCTTGCAGGGTTTGTTACATCTTCAAATTGTGTAACAACATTTGCAAGACTTTCTCCAGTAGCGTCAAATACTTGTTCGTCTGTTTGTACACTATCAATCTTTAAAAAGCCATTTGCAACAACATTTCTAGTAGGAGTATAACCTAAAAATTCAGCAATACGCAAGGCGCTTTCTCTACGTTCTGCTGTACTTAGATAATTTTCTCTTTGACCTAAATCTGCTCTAAATGCTAGGTTGTGTCCTAGGAATGCAATCAATTCAATGAGAGCTATAAATTCACTACTATTAATATAGTCATTAAAGTTTTCTGGATAGTTTGTGCTGATGTAATCGACCATTGCTGATCTGATTGTTTCAAAATCATATGCTTTGAGATTTGCTTGAGCAAAACTTTCGTATGCTACTGTAAAATCCTCTGCGGCAAATAAACTACTTTGACGTGCGCCTTGTGCCATTATTCTTCACCTGTAAAGTTAAGCAACAGTTCTTCTGCTGTTCCTGTATCAATGTATTCTAATCTAACCTTTATCTCTAAACTATGTTCAGTGGGTTTGCTTAATAGCGTTTCCAGCACATTCCAACGTGGATCATTATTAACTATTTTGTCAACATCATCTTTTGCTTCTTGCTCGGTTATTTCATCTAAGGGTTCAAATACTAATTCAGGTAGTATACTACCAAAAGTAGGATTACCTACTCTTTCTCCACGACGAGTATAAAAGTGATTGAGTAAATCACGCTTTGCAAGGTCAGCATCTGTAAGTGTTTTTGCACCGCTGATACTGTCTATTGTGCTATATCCGATATAGGTTACCATACTATTATTTATGGTAAAATTAAGTACTCGGTTTATATTTTTATTGTAGTTTTTATCATATCACCTGTATTCATGCTTTCAGTGATCGTAAGTGTAGTTCCATCAACAGTAAAGTCAAATAAATGCTGTTGAATATTATCATTTATGGTTACTGTAAGTTTTTCTATAGGAGTCATACTAGCAGATTTAGACAGTGTAAACGTATTAGTACCGCTGTATACAAAATTTTGTACTATAAGTGTATCATTATAGTCTTTAACTATTTGTCTTTGCTTTCCTTCTGGTGTAAACGGTAAAAACTTCAATGTTTCAGCATAATAAGAAAATCTCGCTCTTCGAAGCTGATCTGTATTGAGTATGGCTTTTTCATTAACCTCTCTCATATTAAAAACGCCTCTACTTCTATACCAGGCTCTAGTTTTTGGATTTCCATAGTCTGCTAATCTTAATACAGTTGCAATTTTTATACATAATTCTTTATTAATGGTACTGTTTACTATCATGTTTGCAACAGTATCATAATCAAGTAATCTCAAGGGTTTTAGCAAATTGTATTCAATAGCGCCTTGTATACTTTGAAATAATTTGCCTGTTGCCCAATGATACAATATTATTGCGTCATATGCACTTCTACTCATAGTAGTAACATTATTAGCTATTAACTGACTTTTAGCAAGTAACTCTTGTTTATTATACGCTTCTTGCCAAAGATCAAATGCTTGCTGTTCTGTTAGTCCTATATCATATTCACCTTCGCCGTATGCTGTAGTATCAAATCCGTTGTAACTACTGAAAAAACCTAATGCTAATAATCTTGCATTTTCACTAGAAGTAACATTTTCTAAAGACAGTTGTGTACTGTATGCTGTTTCATCTTTAACAGTAAAATCATTCCATATCTTTTTAAATTTGTTTTCAACTGTATCCATTATGTAAATGTTCCTGCTTTTCTCGGATTAACTGAACTTGCATTAGAGCTTGTGGCTTTTGCACTTGAGTTAGGAGATTGATTGTTGTTTATTTTACTCATATCTATATCTTTAGCAGTAAATTCAGTAGTAGCACTTGCAACCTGTGGCAACATTTCTTGTTCTTCTGCATGTCCTCCCCAAGGTTCAGCTTCTGGAACTCGACTGTTTATACTTTCTTTAACTGAGTTATTCACTGTTAAATTATTTGCTACAGTTTTAGTTGCCTCGGTAGCTTCCGGGCCGTTCAAATCAATTAATGCCGCTGTAGTCCTCATATTACCTTTAGCTCTGATATGTCCATTTAAATCTGTCGTTAATTTAATATCTTTGTTGGCATGCAAATTAAACTCACCTGTTGCAGTTTCTATTGTTGCGCCATCTTCTCCTCTTGCTTTCATGGTAATTTTATCTGCATCTAAATTAAAATCTCCTTCACAATACAGATTGAAATCTGTTTTAGTATGCATACTAACAGCTTCTTCGGCATATATGTCTATTTTACCATCGTTGCTCATTTGAATCCAGCTACTTCCACTTTGATTGATTATATAAATCATTCCAGTGCCGTCATGCATTAGTATTTGTGCGCCGCCTTGACTTGCAAGTCTTACTAAATTACTCAGCCCACCTTTTCTCTCCTTGTCTGGTGTTAAACAAGTATCGCTATTCGGAAGTGTTCCGTCATCCATTACAAAACTATGTCCACCGGGCGTGTTAAATCCAAAAACCTGGGTTGGGCTTTCTCTTCGTTGACTACTACTGCTTAATCCTCTGAGGCTATCTATGCCAACACCTTGTCCAGTAAGAGCTTCTCCGTCTTTGGTTTTATCACTTTGTTCTTCACTGTTTTTAACAGTCATACTAGATGCTCGAGGTCTTTTATTTTTATCTTGTACTTTCTTAACACTAGGGTCTAGTGTAGGTCCTATTGTATCCGCTTCGCTGTCTACAAATGCCGCCGCATTACTAGGCACACTAGCATTCCTGGTAACGTCAGGAAGCACACCTACCATTACACCTACATCACTGTTATTAGGAAAAGCCACTAGTATTTGACTTCCTGGTGCAGGAGGATGACTGCTCATACCGTAACTATTTGTAGCGTTTGCGTATTGATATGATCCTCCGTATGGAGTTGCACGTCTTATACGATGATATTGCTGTCTTTCATCTTTACTATCAACGTCACCTGCATAGTTTTCACCAACAAGTTCAACATACATAAACCCTTCATATCTATCATCTACAGTATCAATAACTTTTGCGATAAACAAACCTGTGTACTTTTGAAGGCCGTTTACAGATTTAGACATATCATAACCTTTTTCAAAAGTTTGATTTATGTCGTTCATTCCTTTATATCTCATACTGTTATCCTAACATAATATCTTTTAAAAATTGTGGTGCATTTTTAGCTCTTATTCTACCACTAGCATCTGGTAGTCCGCCCCAATAAGCACTACCTCCTGGTGCTTGTCCAAATTGTTTAGCAATGTCTATATGAAATCCATTATTTCCCATATATCCATTACCAGCACCTATGCCAGTTGCGCCTGCACGTTTAGCTTCAGCTAAAAAGTTTTGTATTAGTGGAACGTCTGCCGGATTGCTTAAACTTAAATTTCTACCAGAGGCATTTTGTATTCTAATATCAGCCGCCGCTCCGTTGTCGTGTCGTCTTGTACCTGTTCTATTTCCACCAGAAGCTATATCAGGTTGTCCTCCACTGTATACAACTACACTTAGCCCGCTATTATCAGCCGCAGTTTGTAATATACTTTTAAGTTCAGGTTTGATTTCTTGATTTCGTATTGTACCACTAGAATTAATTTGAGATTCTATTACATTAGGATTAGCTACATCACCATCTTCTACTTCACCTAAGCTAGACCCGGGTTGCTGTTCTGTTTCTGAACCTGATTGTTCGCCTTCACCTTGCTCTTCTGGAGTTTTCAATGCTGGTCTTTGTTTTTCTTGTTCCATATCTATTTCACCAGAATTCAAATACTCCCACATCATACCTACATTTGTATTTGTATCTCTGTAACTTTGCAATGTCATTGTAAACTGTCCTTCAGAATAACTTGCATCTACTGTGTGAACTCTAAATAATCCTACGATACCATAGTTTGCTTCTGGTATACGCATAAGACCTGTGTCTTGGTCTGGATAAGTTGGAAAATCTAAATTTAAAAAGTAACTAACACCTCCTCTAGTATAGTCTGCGCCTTCTAGTGTTGCTTTTCGACTTTTAGGTCTACCTAACCAATAAGGATCTCCTCTTACTGTAATTTGTTGTTGTACTAGATCACCTAAACTTTCTAAATTCAGTTCTACCGCCCCTAAGAATACTGCACCAGCTGTATCACCTTCATCTGGCCCATTGGTTGCTTTACTATTAATAGGCGCAATATCGTGTGTAAGAGGAAAATTAGTATATTCTTCATTATTTTTATTAACACCAAATAGCTCGCTTTGTGTTAAGTATCTTCCAGTCTGGTTATTAAATGCTCCGTTGTTTACACGATTCTCTGCTTTTATTTGTTGTTCAAGTGCTATAACTTGATCTTCTATTGGACCTTTACTAGCTTCTAGTGATTTTATTTCGTCCTCTGCACTTTTAATATCTTGCTGTACTGATTCAATTTTAGCTTCGCCTCTTTTTGCTTCATTTGGATTAAGTAGTACAAGGTCATCTTGGAAATTTTTAAGTTGACCTTGGTTTTCTCTGATGAGAGCTTTTTGTGCATCAATTTGTTCATTAATCTCTAATAGTGCAGTTTTTTTAATATTAAATTCACTACCAGGTGTACCTTCTCCGCCGAATGTATTAGCTACAAATCTACCAGCACCTTGATTCAATGCTTGTATTTGATAATAAGTTGTGTTGAGATAGATATCTAAATTTAAAACTTCAGTATTAAGACCTGTATGATAATAATCAAATCGTTTCTTTAAAAGATCTTTTCTAATAATATTTTGTAAACGTTCTTTTTGTATACTTCGACTTTTAATAACTTCTTCGTATGAATCAACATCGTGATGAAGTTCAGGTACAGCAATAGCATGTACATTAATTGTTATTTCTTTAGCCCAATCTCTTGATATTGGATCGTACATTTGATACACAGTATCGGTATCGAACACAATCCATTGACTTAAATCTTTCCATGTAGTTGCTTTAGCTTTTGGATCATCGGGATTGTCTTTGTGAAAGCCTCCTTCATCTGTTGGAAGTTTTCTGTATTCTGTTGTTTGAAATAAAGCCATTACAATAAGGTCAGTAAGTCTTGTACCCTTTGGTATAGTAAAAGTTAAATTTCCAGTACCAGTTACACTAACATTTCCTAAGTCAACATTACCTGCACTTGAATTTTGACCAGCTGGTCCTTCAGATGAGTCTGGACTTGCTCCAAAAGACCATTCTAAGAATGGGCTAGCTTTTTCAGTAACACCAAATACATAGTCATGTGATAAAGATCTACCTGAGCTATTTGCAACTTGTTTATCTTCTTGAAGATTAACTTGTTTTTGCAGTCCTTCTAAGAATCCTCCAAAAGTACTTGCCGCTACAGTCATATCTTGTTTTGTAGTAAGTATTAGTTTTTTGAAAGCATCTTGTGTTGTTTCAATTAAATCTGCTCTATACTGTGTAGCGCCTTCACTGTATGCAAAGTCTAAAGCTGTCATCGTACACATCCAATAGTAAGGAGGTGTAATATTCTGTGTCGGTGCTCCGTCTTGTTCGTATCCTATAAACTTTAGTTCTAACAAATATGCGGCTTTTAAATGATTTACAATTCCTAAGTCTTGAGCGGCTTGAGCAATTCTTGTATATAGTGTAGCACCACCTGGTTCAACTAAATTAAAACTAAAAACATTTGCTACTGCTTCTCTGTTAACAGCTTGTTTGTTAAATGCTAGTTTTAGATTTTGTTGCACACTTTGGATATTAATCTCAGCTTCTACACCGCTTTGAGCAATTATTTTTACATTGTTCGAGTTAATAACTTGATCATACTTGTTCACATCTTCTGGACGTACCATATACATGGTCCAGTTATAAGTTACATTGTCATACCCATTGAGTATATTATCTTCGTAAAATTGAACTTTTCCAGCCATTAGTTTGTCCCGGTAGGTCTGTAATTCTTAGGTACAACTATCCTAGTTCCTGAGATAAAATCCATGATCGGGTCAGTGAGTTTATCTCTATTGTAATGTGCAAACACCCACCATAGTCTTGAACTTCCATACATATCAAACGCTAACAAATCTGGTCGTTTATTGTACTTTGGTTGTATTATCAAAGTAGTTGTTTCTTCTGTCAGATTTTCAATAGTCAATGGAGGTTGATACAAGTCAAGGTACTTTTTATTGACAGAAGTTAAAGCATAGTTACTTTTATTATCGTATCTCTTCATTAAATAAATCCATTTTGATATGCACGACCGCTAATAAAATCGTTAGTAGTAAACTTACTTTTTTGTCTGTCTGGGTTTTGTTGTACTGCTAATCCAACAAACATGTTCATCATTACAGGTATTTGTGTATCTCCATCAAATAATTTTAAATCTACATTACTATCATATGTTGTACTAAACTGTGTTACTACGACCGGAATATTATTAAACTGTTTCTGTCCAAATGCACTAAAATTTAATACTGGAGGAGGAGTACCTGCTACAGGTGAGTTTTGATTAAGCCCAAAAAACATTTTTGAAACACTTCTCAAAAAATGTAATACAGCATATGTATATCTAGCTTCGTCGTCTGTAACACTAGCAAATTGACAAGTCAATTGTATGTCTGGACTTGGCGTATTTCTATACGCTTGGTATGTATAATTTGTGTGTGTTAGATCATATGCTGAATATGATACACTTTGCGAATATGTAATATCAGGCTGTATAGGGAACATGATACCTCTATGTACCTGTAATGGAGCCGCAGGTCCATTAAAGTAAAGCGAAGGAGCATTTCTTTTTAAGGTCAATTTAACACGGTTTTTACTTAGCACTGTCATTAAGTTTGTCCTTTATAAATTCGTACATTTTGGGCTCAATAGTGCCAAAAAATTCTCTAAAAATCATCATCTTTTGATTGTCATTTAGGTTGTCCATCTTCATTGCATTCCTAAAATCAGTAGCACTCATGCCGCCTTCTTGTATCCCTACTTCTAGTATATAAGCGCCTTGGTCACTGGGTACCATTTCTTGTCCTACAACGTAATCTCTGAGAAAACCACCTCGCTTTAGTCTACCTGCATCTTTAGCACTAAACACTAATACCACCGCTGTATCATCAGGGTTTTTGCCTGTTAGTTTTACATCTGGTCTGTATGGTTGTGTTTGTACAACTTTGTCCATTGGTATATTAAACATGCCATTCATAATCTGTTTCTTCTCATCAAAGCTAAATGGATCACGTTCTGGAGTAGCAGTCTTGCTAACTGTAGTAGCGATAAATACGTTAGAGGAACCAAACTGTTCCACTAGATCCATATACACTTTGTGATGACCTTTATGCATTGGCTGAAATCTTCCACCATAAAATACAGCAACGTCTTTTGCTATATCTTCTGTCAGTTGCGTTAATCTCATGGTCTTCTCCTATAGTTGTATTTATAGAATAATTATATGTGTAGTTATTGACAAGTGTACATTAATTGTGTATACTAGCTTTAGATAAGGAATTAAAATGAGGAAACAAAATTATTTAAACAACAAAGATATGCTTAAAGAAATTCATAAAAGTAAACTTAGTTACTGTTATGTATTAGATGACGAATATAGTAGATTTGATACAATCGTTGAAGACATTGAAGATGTTAAAAAACCTGAAGTTATTCAAACAGCAAAAGAAAATAGAGCCAGACAATTAAGTATTCAAGCATATGAAACTGCTTATTTAGACTGGTACGATAATACCAGTAGAAAACAAAGTCAAAAACCCAAACAAGTAAATTATAAAATTGATCCAAACACAATAGACGAAAAAAGTCTAGTGTTTAGAGTAATGACCTACGAACATGTTCCGCTAGAACCTGGTAGAAAAAACAAACCAAAAACTGTAGCAGATCATCATAGTAAATGTAACTTTCCTCCATTTAAACATTATGCATATGTTAATGATGAAATTAAAGAATGTTTGCGTAGTCATTGGGAAGGTGGTATTGATAATGGAAAATTTAATACACAACACGGAACTATTACAAATAACCTAGCAAAAATGTATATCAAACTGTGCGAACGTTATAGTATGCGTAGCAACTGGCGTGGATATACATATGTAGATGAAATGCGTAGTCATGCACTATTGCAACTATCGCAAATTGGATTACAGTTCAACGAACTAAAAAGTGAAAATCCATTTGCATATTATACAGCCGCAGTTACTAATAGTTTTACAAGAGTACTAAACCTTGAGAAACGCAATCAAAACATAAGAGATGACCTACTGCAAGAAGCAGGTCAAATGCCTAGCTGGACCCGACAAATTGAACATGAAATGGCAGAAAGAGCTAAGTGGGACGAAAAAACCGACAAAGAACGTAAAGAACATGGTTACAACGTTTAGGCGTTGACAAGGTATAGTTATGAAGCTATACTAAGTGAAAGTTTAAACTGAGTGAACGGAGTTCCATGACATTCTTTAACCGTGCGGCTTGTTTTACGGATATACATTTCGGAAACAAGAATAATAGCAAACAACACAATCGTGACTGTGTAGACTTTATTGATTGGTTTGTTGAGCAAGCCAAAGAAAAAAACTGTGAAACTTGCATATTCTTAGGAGATTGGCACCATCATCGTGCCAGTGTAAACGTGAGTACACTTAACTATAGTGTGGAAAACGTAGCAAAGCTCAGTAAAGCATTTAAACAAGTTTATATGATTACTGGCAACCATGATTTATATTACAGAGAAAAACGTGACTATAACAGTTTGCCTTATGCAGAACTTTTTGATAATGTGCATCTTATAAACGAGCAAACACTAGTACAAGATGATGTAGCACTTGTTCCTTGGTTAGTTGGAGATGAGTGGACACAAGTAAGCAAGACCAAATGTAGATATATGTTTGGTCATTTTGAATTGCCTTACTTTAAGATGAATGCCATGGTAGAAATGCCAGATCACGGACAACTGAATGCAGAACACTTGCAAGGGCCTGAGTATGTGTTTACTGGACACTTTCACAAAAGGCAAAACAAAGGCAATGTACACTACTTAGGATCACCTTTTCCACACAACTATGCTGATGCTTGGGATGATGAGCGTGGCATGATGGTATTAGAATGGGGAGGTAAGCCTGAGTATATTGACTTTGCAGGTCCACGATATAGAACTGTACCATTGAGTAGATTGATTGACGAACCAGATGTAATACTTAATGATAAAACTTATTGTAGAGCTACATTGGATATTGCAATAAGTTACGAAGAAGCAACTTTTATTAAAGAAACGTTTAGTCAACAGTATGGTGTAAGAGAGATAACACTTATGCCTACTAAGAAAGAAGAACATGCACAAGACTGGCGGGTAGTAGACGATATTGAAGTTGAAAATGTAGACCAGATAGTGTATAATAGCTTAAATGCTGTGGACAGCGATTTAATAGATAAGAAACTGCTAGTGGACATATATAACAACTTATGATTACAATTAAAGACTTAACAGTTAAAAACTTTATGAGTGTCGGCAACGTTACACAGGCTGTACGTTTTACTAACAATGGACTAACACTTGTACTTGGAAACAATGTAGACTTAGGCGGAGACGGCAGTCGTAATGGTACTGGCAAGACTACTATTATCAATGCACTTAGCTATGCTATCTACGGAAATGCACTTACAAATATAAGAAAAGATAATTTAATAAACAAAACCAACGGCAAAAGTATGTTAGTTACACTGGATTTTGTTAAAGATGGTATACAATACCGCATTGAACGAGGTAGAAAGCCTAATGTGCTTAAATACTATGTCAACAATGAAAATGTTGAAGAAGATGAAGCACAAGGTGAGAATCGTCAAACTCAAGCACAAATAGAAAAACTGTTTGGTATGAGTCATGACATGTTCAAACACATTGTTGCACTCAATACATACACAGAACCTTTTCTCAGTATGCGAGCAAATGACCAGCGAGCAATTATTGAGCAGTTACTAGGTATAACAATGCTTAGTGAAAAAGCAGAGGTTCTCAAAGAACAACAAAGGTTAACGAGAGATGCAATTAAAGAAGAAGAGTATCGAATTAGTGCAGTTGAAGAGGCAAATTCCAGGATTGAGAAAAGTATCAGTGATTTGGAACGCAGGCAGAAAATTTGGAGGGATCAGCAAAAAATTACTATCGAAGAACTCCAACAAAAAATCAACACACTAGAGAAAATAGATATCCAAACAGAACTTAACAACCACACACAGTTAAGTGATTACCTAGAGAAGAAAAAGCTGAAAGACGAAGCAGAACGTTGGTTATCTAATATTCAAACTGACAATACAAAGCAAGAAAAACTTATTACAAAGTTAGATAAAGAGCTTGCACTACTAGAAGATCACAAGTGTCATGCATGTGGACAAGAAATACATGATACTAAACAAGAAGAGATACTGTCTAGTAAACAAAGTTTGCGTAAAGAAGCTAGCGAGCAAATAGCAGTGAACGCTTTAGAAGAACAAGAATGGGCAGATGCGTTAGAGTCATTAGGCGAGTTAGGTCAAATGCCAGTAACACACTACAATACTGAAACTGAAGCACACAAACATAATATGGAATTGGAAAACTTGCGTAGTCAAGTAGACACCAAGGAAAAAGAAAGTGATACATACCAGGAGCAAATAGATAGTCTGCGTGAAACTGGTGTACAAGAAATAACCTGGGATACTATTAATCAGTTGAACACGGTAAAAGACCATCAGGACTTTTTATACAAACTGTTGACAAACAAAGACAGTTTTATTAGAAAACGTATTATTGAACAGAACTTACAATACTTAAATAGCAGACTAGCTTATTATTTGACCAAGTTAGGATTGCCACATGAGGTTGCATTCCAACCTGATTTAACTGTTGAAATTACAGAGCTTGGCAGAGATTTAGACTTTGACAATCTTAGTAGAGGAGAACGCAATAGATTGATACTAGGATTGAGTTGGAGTTTTAGAGATGTATTTGAAAGTATGAACACACCTATAAACTTTTTAGCAATAGATGAACTTATAGACAGTGGTATGGACACTAATGGTGTTGATGGTGCATTGGGTGTTCTTAAAAAGATAGAACGTGAACGCAACAAAAACATCTTCTTAATCTCACACAGAGATGAACTAGTAGGTCGTGTAAACACAATACTACAAGTTATTAAAGAAGGTGGCTTTACTACGTTCAGTACTGATACGGAGTTTGTAGATGCCTCCTAAACAATTCTGGGAACATTACTGTGAGTATCAGCAAGATATTATGGGATTTCCATTAGGCAAAGAATGTGATTGGTGTGGAGAAACAGAACCTACATATAATCATAAACAACACAAGCGAGAAAAATCTGCTTATGAAAAGTTATACGGATATCACCCGCAAGAATTATTAACAAAGAAGATATTACCTGTAGACGTATTTTATAAACTTTTTGGAAAAAAACTATGAAAGATCACAACGAAGACCAATACACAATACACATTGATAGCTTTAATAACAAAGGTCAAAAAGGTGACGATGATTTTGAAACATGGTTAGAGCACGAAGCACCTCTTGTTTCTACCTCTACTATTACAGCAATTGATAACTCATATTCAGTTGATTTATCACAACAGGCTACATGCACAAGTACAATAATGTCATCAAATGTTGGAACTATAACTTTAACAGGAACAGGACATCATGCATTAAGAAAACAAAAAAAGTTGCCAATTGACTTACTATACAAATGGTATCCTGAACAAATGAAAGAACAAAATGAAGAATAAAATTTTTATGTTCGATGTTGACGGCACACTTACAGACCCAAGACGTACAATAGTACCAGAGTTTAAGGAGTTTATGTTTGACTTTGTTGCAAACAATACATGTATGATTGTAACAGGAAGTGATAGACCTAAGACTGTAGAACAAATTGGGGAAGATCTCACTAACAGTTTTGCAAGAGTATATCATTGCAGTGGCAACCATGTGTTTGTTAGCGGTGAGGAAGTATACAAAAGCGATTGGACATTAACAGAAGCTCAACAAACTTTTTTACAAACTATACTACCTAGTTTTGGTTATCCTGAAATGACTGGTAATCATATCGAACAGCGTACAGGAACCGCAAACTTTAGTATAGTAGGGCGTAATGCTGATTGGGATCAACGTGCTAGATATGCTGATTGGGAAAAGTCTAATCGAGGTAGAGATACAGTAGCAATGTATTACAATCAAGAATTCGATGATAGCATTGCTCAAGTAGCTGGACAGACCAGCATAGATATTTTTAAGAAAGGCTGTGACAAGAGTCAAGCTATAAGAGAACATGAAGGTACAACAATTTATTTTGGTGACCATTGTAACCCAGGCGGTAATGATTTTACAGCCGCACAAGCAAGCACAAGTTTTCATCAGATTGACCAAGGATATAAACAAACTTGGGAAATCTTAAAAAACATGTACTAAACCGGTTGACAAAGGGTAGAAAAGATATATATAATTGTTGCTAATAAACAAATATGCAATGGACTTATCAAGGCAAAATAGTAGAAGAAATAAGTGAGGAATACATAGGGTTTGTATATCTTATTACTAATCTCACAAACGGCAAAAAGTATATTGGCAAAAAACTAGCAAAGTTTAAAGTAACTAAAAAACCACTCAAAGGCAAGAAAAATAAAAGACGTTCAACTAAAGAAAGTGACTGGAGAACTTATTGGGGAAGCAGTGACCATTTAAACGCAGATGTTGAACAATTAGGCCCAGAAAACTTCACAAGAGAAATACTGTACTACTGCACCAGCAGAGGCGAACTAAGTTACTTAGAAGCCAAAGAACAGTTTGACCGTGAAGTTCTTAAAACTGATGAATACTATAACGGCATTATAAACGTAAGAGTTGGCAGTTCCAAGGCACTTGTAGAATCACTAAACAGACACCAGTCGTAACATACCCTCTTTGTTAAAAGCATTGAGATTGTTCGCAGTAATGCGGGCCGTCGGAACTTGCTCGAGGGAAACAAACCAAAAGAGTGGGCTCTACTGTGCCATTGTAACCCACGGATAGCTCAAAAGTCGGCGTTATGGCTTAGAGTGTTTCTGCGTTTTAAGCAGTATGTAAAGGGGTATAGCAAAACCGCCTCTGCCTAGCAATAGGTTATACTATAACGATGCGAACTGTAGACGGGGTAATGACCGTTTCTTTTTTTGCACTTGGCTGTAACAAGCTAAGTGCGACTGAAAACAAGGTAATAACGTATCATATAAAATATGTTTAAAAAAATTATCATACGAAATGAAATGAGTATGACGATGAGCTTTAGCTCTTCGAAAGAATGTTTAAAATGTTCTACGATTAGTACCTTTTGCACTTTCTAAAGCTTCTTTCTGCTTTTCATTCTTGGTTTGCATAGCATCATTAATATCACTAATCAATCGCATAGGATATTGTTCTAAGTTAGAATAGTTAAATGCTCCTTCTGAGTAAAGCACAATATTCAATAAAGCTAATCTGATTTCTTTAGATGCATTTTCGTAGCGTTTTACGAGGTCATTTATCTCATCGCTGGTTTTCCTTCGACGGAGGGTGTTGTGAAAAAAAAACTTGGGTTAAACTCTACTAGTGAACTAAAGCCTTTTTGGCAGTCCTCTATACCACATGTAAATTTAAATTCTTTAGGTATTCCATTTGAGTTTAATTTAAATTGTTGCCCGCTTAATATTTCGATAGTTCTGCGATTAGAGTTGCTTAACCAATCTATAATATGTTGATTTTCGCTAACTATTTGTCCGTCTGGCATTGTAACTTTAACAATAGCATCTGCTACTAGTACTAGATTTGCCGCCGCAATTTGTTGTATGTTTTCGCTGTATCTACCTCTGAGGTCTTCGGTTATATCTTGTTTATCTGCTCTAATACCTTGTAGTATTCTTCCAGTTTCGCTGGTCACAATGTTATTTGCATTTACAGCTGAAAGTGTATTAGGTTTCATTTCAACTACAAGACCATCTACTTCTATTTCTACTTGATCTGTTACTGATACAATTTGACCTAATACTTTTTGTAAATCGATATCAAACATTTGTGAATTTTCACAATGTGGACATGTGGCTTCTACTGGATAAGTTTTTTCATAACTGGTTGCCCTACTAGCAAGCATTACTACATCTACATCAGGTAAACTCATATCACTAGCATCTGTGATATCTGGGCAGATGCTTTCTATTAATTCGAAGATTGATTGCCCGTTGTATAGTGCATCAGGAATGTTAAGTAACAATTCATCTCTAACATTCATTGCTCTTACACCTATTTCACCGTCTTGTGACAGTTTAGGTGGAGATTTCATCCATCTGCCTTTAGTAGGAAGTTTAACGTAGATATCTTTGGTTCTATAATACCCCTGAAGTGGATTTTCCATATTTTTTACCTATAAATACAATATATGTTAAAGTTATTTATCATAGTTAAGTGAGTAGTTAATGTCAATAATTACAATTAATATGGGCGGTAAGCCAATGGTAGTAGATGTTCCAGACTTTGCAATGGAACAAACACAACAGGATATTCGTAATATTATGAGTGATTTGCAAGCTACTATGTCGGGTGTTCAAACAGCTACTCAGCAAGGCACTGTTGGTGATCAACAAATAAAACAAGCTATTGCAAACTTACAAGCTAATGACAACAAATTAGATTCAAAAGAAGATCGAAGACAAAGCAAGTTTGCTGAAGGTGTAGGCAAAGCTAGTGCTTTAGGTATGATGCAAAGTGTAGCTAAACCCGGAATGTTGACTAGTTTTATGAAGTCGATCGGACTAGGCACAATGGGTGTTGCCTTAGGTATGGTTACAGGTCTTGCTAAAGAACTTAGCAGTACTTTCAGTTTTGCTGGAGACGTTGGTGTTAGTTTTGGCGGTGACATAATGAAGACCAGTGAACGTTTAGCAACAATAGGTTTACAGTTAGATCAATTCGGAGATGTAATAGCACAAAATACAGGAATGATGTTTGAGCTTGCAGGTAATGTTGAAGACGGCAGTCAACAGTTCATTGGTATAGTTGAAAATTTTAGAAAAGGATCTGAAGAGTTTGGTTATTTTGGATTAGCCAGCAGTGAAATGGCACAGTTTATGGCAGAAGAACTGGACATTAGAAGAAAAAGTATGAATGCAGAACAGCTACGTTTGTTTATCCAAAATGATCTAAATGATGCAATGGTCAAAAACTTTAACGAGCAAACAAAAATGGCTCAAATTACAGGACAAAATGTTAGAGATAGAATTAGAGCTCAGATGGCGGCAAAAGAAGATGCTAGATTACAAGCCGCAATGATTGGAATGACACAAGACCAGCGTACAGCTATTGACGGAGTGTTTTCAAATCTCACTGAAAACTTAGGCAGTGCAGGTAAAGAAATTACGAATGCTATTATTCAAGAAGTTGCAGTTGAAGGAACTGGACTAGCAACTGCTGGTGGTAGAATGGCACAGCTAGATACAAGTGGAAACCTAATGAGAATAATACAACAAGGTGCCTCTATGATTAGAAGTGGAGCAACTCAAGAAGAAGCCAATAATGCTATAGCTCAAGCGTTACAAGACTTTAAGCAGACTGCTGATTTAAGTACTTTCCAAATTCAAGCATTTGGGGGAAATGAAGATGCAATGAAACTAATGCAGATGGCACTTGGTATAAATGAAAAGACCAACACCATAGCTGATGCTCGTAATGAATTAATGAACGAAGAGAATCAAGAACGTAGAAAATACATAGACTTTATGAGAGGGCTAAATGCTGATTTAGATGTACAACAAGCAACAGCCGCTAATTTGACTCTTAGATCTATTTTAAAACTAGGTGGAGCTGATGCACAAGATGTTGTAAAAGGCATGAGAGATTTTACTAAAAACATGACTGGGGCTTTAAGCAGTGATTTTACAAAAGGTTTATTTGAAGGACTTGGTGCAATTATGAATCAACTTACAATAAGTCCACTATTGAATGCTATAAATGGTGATGCAAATAAATCTGAGATGGCTTTCCTTATAGCAGAAATTATGAAAGCAACTGGTGTATTTCCTAGTTTAATGACCAGTGCAATGCAATTACCACAACAGGGTGTAGCGGCATTATACGGAGGTGAAACATTCTTAAAACAAGCCTTTGGCGACCAATATATGAAATCGAGACCAGATGGTGCAGGAGGGCGTGAACAATACTTTGATTATGATGCATTTGCTAAAGACCAAGGACAGATGCTTATTAATGGTTCTGAAAATTTCTTTCTTAGGATGGAAAGCATATTCAAAAGAGCAGTTGACAAAGAAACTTGAAGTTGATGGTTGACAAATCCTATAAATACGTTATAATAAAACAAGAATCGAGTACTCAATGAGTTGGAAAAAACATTTTACCGCATACGGAGCACAGGGCACAGATAGTATGAAGCCTAGTAGTGCTAGCCGTTTTCAAAGCTGGTTACCTGAAGTCTACAGTGGTCAACCCAATCGTGTTGAAAGATACACACAGTATGACCAAATGGACATGGACAGCGAAATCAATGCGGCCCTTGACATTATAAGTGAATTTAGTACACAAGTAGATGAAAACGGTAATGTTCCGTTTAAAATTGAATACAAAGAACAATCTACTGAAAGTGAAACAAAAATCCTTGAGCAAACATTACGACAATGGTGTGCATTGCAAAATTGGGATAAACGTATTTTCCGTATGTTTAGAAACACAATCAAATACGGGGATCAATTTTTTATCAGAGATCCAGAAACATGGGAACTATATTATGTTAATCCTGCTGATGTGACCAAAGCAGTTGTTAATGAAGCAAAAGGTAAAAAGCCTGAGCAGTATATTGTTAAAAACATTGACGTAAACATGCAAGAAAAGACTGTGAGTAAACCTGTACAACATGCACAAACATATGGTACGGTTAACAGTATGATGCGTGGGCAAACAATGGATAGAAGTGCATATGGAGGAGCACCTGGAGATTATGGTGGTAACTTAGGCAACATACAAGAATATACTGTAGATGCTGAACATATAGTACACATGGGTATGACAGAAGGTATGGACGGTAATTGGCCTTTTGGTAGCAGTATACTTGATCCTATTTTTAAAACATACAAGCAAAAAGAACTGCTTGAAGATTCAATTATTATATACAGAGTACAACGTGCTCCAGAACGTAGAGTTTTTTATGTTGATGTAGGTAATATGCCTCCTAACAAAGCTATGGGTTTTGTAGAGCGTGTTAAAAACGAAATTCATCAAAAACGTATTCCTAACAAAACAGGTGGTGGCACAACTATTATGGATGCGGCTTACAATCCGTTGAGCATTATGGAAGACTACTTTTTTGCACAAACTGCTGAAGGCAGAGGCAGTAAAGTTGAAGTTCTTCCTGGCGGAGAAAACTTAGGTCAAATTGATGACCTACGTTATTTTACAAATAAAATGCTAAGAGCATTGCGTGTACCTAGCAGTTACTTACCAACAGGTCCAGATGATGGAACGGCTAGCTATGTAGACGGTAGAGTAGGCACAGCATTTATACAAGAATACAGATTTAATCAATACTGTATGAGATTACAAAATGCAGTTGCTCCTGTAATGGACAAAGAGTTTAAACTGTTTATGAAAAACAAAGGCATTAATATTGATGCTGGATTGTTTGATCTAAAATTTGTAGAACCACAGAGCTTTAGTCAATACAAAGAAATTGAAGTACATGCCGCAAGGGCAAATGTGTTTAGTGGACTCGAAGGAGTTCAGTATATGAGTAGACGTTTCTTAATGGAGAAATATCTAGGACTAACTGAAGACGAAATCCTTAAAAACGAGCGTATGTGGGAAGAAGAAAACACAAGTGGTACAACACCAAACTCAGATAGTATACCTGGATTAGGTAATATTGGTGTAAGAGGATTTGACGTTCCAGATGGCGGAGCAGACTTGGATATTCCAGATGTAGACGGCAGTGAAGGAACAGAAGAAGGTGCAAGCCCAATTAGTGGTGCTGAAGCGGCACCTACGGGAGATGAAAATGCGTAGTACAGACATTTTAAATGAATATTATGATGCAGAAAATGACAATTATAACAATAGAAAAGCAGATGATGTGCGTAAGCAAAGACTTACTTTAAAGCATATAAATCGTCTTAGAAAGCAAAGAGAAGTACATAATATTGAACATGCTACTAGAGTTGAAAAGATCAAACAGATCTACGCAAAACCACCTGCACAATAAGTTTTACAACTAAGATTTACTTATCTCAGAGAGATATTCATAAAATACCCATTTTTTAGGGTATTTTAGCAGTGAAACGTCTTGGTTTTGTAAATATAGATGTAAACCATCTTGGTAAGCCTGTAAATTTTTTAAGGAGAATGATATGAGCGAACATAAGGAATCTTTAGTAAAGGTCCTCGAGTATATCGTTAATGATGAGCAAGATAAAGCGGCTGATCTACTTCACAACGTGTTTGTAGAAAAAGCTAAAAATCATTGGTCATCTCTACAAGAAACTGATGAAGTTGTAGAAGACGATATTAACGAAGAAGACCTAGACGAAACTATCGATCTGGACGAAGCTGACGATGATTCTGAGGACGACACTGAAGTAGAAGAAGCGATTGACGCCTCTGATGCTGAAGAAGATTTCTTAGACGACATTGAAACAGCTGAAGAAGAGATTGACCAAGAAGAAATCATGGACGATGAGGACATGGACGAACCAGAAGCTGAAATGGATTTAGCTATGGACATGGAACCAGAAGCAGATGAAGGCGATGAGCCTGCAGATGCTGAAGAAGCTATGGACAATGTTGAAGATGCGATTGCCGAACTTAGAGCCGCATTTGCAGAAATGCAAGGCGAAGAGCCAGGTGACGAAGACGAAGACGACGATGACATGGAAGAAATGGAATCAGTTGAAGAAACTGACGAAGTAGAAGCTATGGAAGAAGGCGCTTCAATGAGTGCAGTTAGTGTATCACACAGTGACACAGCTGACAAAGCATCACCAGTAGCAGGACAAGCTAAAGCACATAATGGTGCTAAAGCACATTCAGCACCAGGTGGCGAAGAAAAGGGTAGACCTGCTCCAGCCGCAAAAGATATGGGTGTTGACGGTCCACAAGAAGCTGGTTCACCAAGCCCAGCGCCTAAAGCAAAAGATGAAGACACAAAGTCAGAATCACCAATTAAAGGCGTGAAGTAATATGATGACCTCGCTAAAAGAGCATCTTTCATTTAGTCAAGCTAATATTGTCACTGAGAGCATTGAAGAAGCAAACGGTGGTAAGAGCTTGTATATGAAGGGTATCTTCATTGAAGGCGATGTCAGAAACCAGAACAACCGTATCTACACAAAAGAAGAAATTCATAGTGCAGTTAAAAGCATAAATGAAAAAATTAAAGGTGGATACAGTGTATTAGGCGAAGCTGATCACCCAGATGACCTCAATATCAATTTAGATCGTGTATCACACATGATCACTGAAATGGATACTGATGGTGCGAACGGTATTGGTAAGCTAAAACTATTGCCTACTCCAATGGGAAACATTTGTAAAACCCTTATTGAGAGTGGGTGTCATTTAGGCGTGTCAAGCCGAGGCAGTGGCAATGTTAACGATAGCGGCATAGTTAAAGATTTTGAAATCATTACAGTCGATATTGTTGCAAATCCGAGTGCTCCTAGTGCTTATCCCGATCCAATCTATGAAAGAATTATGAATCATAGCCGGGGTAATGTATTAATGGATGTCGCTGAAGCAACTAGACACGACAAAGGTGCACAACGTTATCTCCAGGAAGAGGTGACTAACTTTATTAAAAACCTGAGATATAGGAGAGATTAATATGGCTCATGCAATGGATGAACTATTAAACTCAAATACGCTCTCTGAAGAGGTTAGATCTTCATTATCTGAAGCTTGGGAGACCCAACTAACAGAAGCTCGTGAGAATATCACAGCTGAACTTAGAGAAGAATTTGCTCAACGTTACGAAAGTGATAAAGAGCAGATGGTTGAAGCTATGGATAACATGATTGGTGATGTTATTTCAAAAGAACTCGCAGAGTTCCAAGAAGACAAAGCCAAAGTAAACGAAGATCGTGTTGCATATCGCAAGCACATGAAAGAACATGCAAAAGTTCTTGATAAGTTTGTGATGGAAACACTTGCGAAGGAAATTGACGAACTTCGCAGTGATCGTAATGCCCAAGACGAAAACATGACCAAGTTGGAAGGTTTCGTAATGGGACAATTAACTAAAGAGCTCAATGAGTTTCATGAAGACAAACGCTCGCTAGTCGAAGCAAAAGTCAAAATGATCAAAGAAGGCAAAGAGGTTATTAATCAAACTAAAGCAGACTTTATTAAAACAGCCGCAAGTAAAGTAGAAGGCATAATGGAAAATACCATTAAGTCAGAACTTAACACATTGCGTGAAGATATCAAAGTAGCCAAAGAAAATACCTTTGGACGAAAGATATTTGAAACGTATGCCGCTGAGTTTATGTCAAGCTACTTAAACGAAGGAACTGAAGTTTCTAAGTTAAACAAAGTAGTTGAAAGTCTACAAAGTGAGATTGAAAACAAAGACAAAGCCATTGCTGAAAAGGAAGTGACAATAGCAGAAAGTGCAAAGACTGCACGAATTGCTAAAGACACAGCAGAAAGAAAGCAAGTTATGCAAGAAATGATGCAACCTTTAAGCAAAGATCACAAAGAAATAATGGGTGCGTTACTTGAAAGTGTTAAAACAGACAAGCTACAAAATGCATTCAACAAGTATCTACCTTCAGTTATGAAAGAAGATGCTAAACCAAAGACCAATAAGAAGGTACTAAGTGAATCTAATACAGAAGTCACTGGAAACAAAGCAGAAGCCTCAGCATCAGCTGAATCGCAAACAGCTGATATTGTTTACCTTCAAAAATTAGCCGGTATAAGTTAAGGAGACCTAAAATGGCAGACAATTTAATGGAAAATTGGAGCGAAACTAAAACCGCTCTTACTGACGGTCTTACTGGAACGAAAAAACAAGTAATGGAATCAGTTCTTGAAAACACTAAAACGTACCTCTCAGAGGCCGCGTCAGGTGGTGCAACAGGCGCAGGTAACATTGCAACCCTTAACAAGGTTATTCTTCCAGTGATCAGACGTGTTATGCCAACAGTGATCGCCAACGAAATCGTTGGTGTTCAGCCTATGACAGGCCCTGTTGGACAAATTCACACTCTACGTGTACGTTATGCAGAAACTTTTGATTCAGCTGTAGCTGGTGATGAGGCACTAAGCCCATTCCAAATTGCAACTGGATACGCAGGTGATGCGACAACAAATAGAGGTGCCGCTACTTCAGCCCTAGAGGGTACAGGTGGTAAGAAACTATCAATCCAAGTATTGAAGCAAACAGTCGAAGCAAAAACCAGAAAGCTATCAGCTCGCTGGACTTTTGAAGCGGCTCAAGACGCACAGTCAATGCACGGATTGGACGTAGAAGCAGAAATCATGCAAGCACTAGCCCAAGAGATTACTGCTGAAATCGACCAAGAGATCATTGCTAGCTTGAGTTCACTTGCTGGTGCCGCATCTGATACATACGCACAAGGTAGCGTATCAGGTACAGCTACTTTCGTAGGTGACGAGCATGCCGCTCTTGCAGTTCTTATTAACAAGAACGCAAACACTATCGCCGCAAGAACAAGACGTGGCGCTGGTAACTGGGCAGTTGTAAGCCCAACAGTACTAACAGTACTACAGAGTGCTACAACTTCAGCGTTCGCAAGATCAACTGAAGGCGCTTTTGAAGCACCAACAAATACTAAATTTGTAGGTACTTTGAATGGCACAATGAGAATTTATGTAAACCAGTATGCGGCTAATGATGACGTACTTGTTGGTTACAAAGGTGCAACAGAAACAGACGCCGCGGCGTTCTATTGCCCATACATTCCGTTGATGTCAAGCGGTACAGTACTTGACCCACAAACATTTGAGCCAGTAGTAAGCTTCATGACACGTTATGGTTATGTAGAGCTTTCAAACCAAGCTAGCTCACTTGGTAACGCGGCTGATTACCTCAGCAAAATCGCAGTTACAAGCGGTCAGCTTCAGTTTACCTAATAGGTATTCTACTAAAAAGAAAACAGGGTCCAAGTGGCCCTGTTTTTGTGACTACAGTGAATAAATATGTTTAGTAGGAGACGAGTAGATGGCAACAAAATTTAAACAAGACATTGAAATTGATGGTACTCTCACAGCAACATCTTTTAGTGGATCAGGTGTTCCGAGTAACTTAGGTGATTTATCAGATGTAAGTACTGTTGGAGTAACAAGTGGACAGATACTAAAGTATAATGGTAGTAGTTGGGCACCAGCCGCAGACGGAGGCGGTGGTGGTGGAGGTGGATCCGGAGATATCGAAGGTGTAACAGCAGGTACAGGTTTAACTGGCGGCGGAACAACAGGTACAGTAACACTTGATGTAGATGTAGGAACCACAGCAAATAAAATTATACAAGTAACTGCAACCGGAAAGTACCCAGCTATCGATGGATCAGACATTACTAATCTTCCAACAGGTGCAACATTTTTAAACGGTTTATCGGATGTAGATACAACTGGAGTAGCAAATGACAAAATTTTAAAATATAATGGAACTTCAAGCAAATGGGAAATAGCAGATGATGCTTCGTCAGGTGGAAGTTCATTAGGAGATTTATCTATTACAGGAAGTACTATGTCAAGTAGCGGTGCAACGATTACACTAGATGATAATGTTACAGTAACTGGTACACTAACTAGTAGTCAAGCAGGAGCTCCGGTATTAACAAGTGCCAGTACACTTACACTACAAGCAACAACAAGAACAACTATTGCAAATACTCCACTAAAACTTCATAGTTTTACAACTACTGCCAGAGATGCATTAAGTTCAGCAGACGGAGATATGATTTATAATAGTACAACAAACAAATTCCAAGGCTTTGCAAACGGCTCTTGGGTAGATTTACATTAAGGATAAAAGATGGCAGAATTTCATTATCAATTAGGTACATATACCAAAGAACAGTATGACGCATTAGATATTAGTTTGCGTGATCCTGATGATCCAACATATATAGCAAGAGAAGTAGATCAAACTGATGATATATTACATAGTCCTACAAGAGGTGTATTTTGGTTAAGTGAAGAAGAAGCGGCAGAACTAGAAAAAGATCCGCAGATTGCTTTTATACATAAAGATCCAGATAACTATCCAGATGATTACCCTCAACCTCCTGAAGATGAATTACATTGTATGATAACTGAAACATACAGATATAACGAACCAGTTAAACATAGGAATCAATATGCAAGTGCTAGTGATTTCCCTTCATCACCAGATGCAACTGACTTGAGAAGATGCGGATATCAATTACTAAGAACTACAAGTGAGAACGGACCAAAAGCAAAAAGAGATATATGGTCTAGTAATGCATTAACAGTAAGTGCTAATATTAGAAAAACTGGTACAGGAAAAGATGTTGATATTGTTTGCATGGACAACGGCACCTGGATAGGACATATTGAATTTATTAATAATAGACCAGCTAGTGAATCACCAACAGACTATATAGGCGGAAATGTACTACCAGGAGATGGAATATGTGATTGTTTAGATTTGGTTCTTGATAGTCCTTATTATATTGATCCAGCTTGGTTTGATGCCGCTCCTAGCAGTAGATTAGAAACTAGATGGGATGGAACTACAGTGCCTACTGAATCAGAAGCTAGAAGTTGGTGGGGAAGCACAAGTAATAGAAGTGCCGCTTTTTCTAGCTATGGAACAGTTTCAATACAAACATCATATACAAGATTAAGGGCTCATGGTGATTACGACACTGATCCATATAGTGCTACACATGGTACTCAATGTGGTAGTCAAATTTTTGGAAGAACACACGGCTGGGCTTATAATGCAAACAAATGGATTATTGACGGATATAGTGGATACGGACTTGGACTTACAAAAGTATGGGACGTTCAAAAAATATTCCATCAAGCAAAGCCTGTTAATTCAAAATATGGTACAAAAGATCCAACACTAAGTTCTAACAGTTGGGGTTATAGAGCAACTCCTACTAGTAGTGCTTATGCATTTCATAGAACCGGTAGTGCAATAACTTATACATCAGATTCCAACAAACCACAGTTTATGCGTTATGTAGGAGATGCTGGTGATTCCGGAAGAATGAAAAGTGAATTTCTAGATAGTAGTATTGTTACTAGTGCAAAAGAAATGGTAGATGCTGGTGTTATTACAGTAGTTGCCTCAGGTAATAGTAATCAAAAGCAAACACGATGGGATCATCCAGACTATGACAACTATTGGCATACCAGTCAAACAGGACACTTTGGAGATGGTGTCAGTATTTTTCAATTTGGATATCAAGTTATGCCTACAACTAATAGACCAGGGTTCCCACAACATGCAGGAGCCGCATTTGGAGATCCGCAAACATTTAATATTACAGTAACATCTAGTGGATCGAGTGCATACACTATGTCAGGTACAGATAGAAACGGATCAGTAAGTGGAAACAATCCTACTGTTACTATTCACAGAGGAGACACTGTAAATTTTAATGTAAATGCCAGTGGACATCCTTTTTATATTAATCATACAGCTGGTACAGGAACTGGAAATGCTGTACAATATCCTACAGCTAGCAGTAATGGCACACAAAGTGGCACAGTAACTTGGACACCCAATCAGCGTACAGCATCAAGCACAGGTGGAGAACAGTTTTATTATAATTGTCAATTTCATGGTTCGATGCAAGGTAATATAAATGTACAGTCAGGAAATAGAACAAATCCAACAATAAATGTTGGTGCATTAGATGATCAATATGCTACAGGAACAAAAGAACGCAAGGTTAATTACAGCGATATGGGAAATATGATCGATTTATTTTCACCAGCTGACGGAAGTTTAGCCGCAACTGTAGGAACTTATGGTACCGACATTCCTAGATTTGATAATACATATGTTAGTAAGAGTGGAAATACAACATGGGGAGATGGGACAACTGGATCACCTAGTACCAGTAGAGATACAAGATTCAGCGGAACTAGTAGTGCATGTCCTGTTGCTTGTGGACTGATTGCAACTATAGTAGAGTTTAATAGAAGTTGGAGTGTAAACGATATCAAGACTTGGCTTGGAACACTACAGAATCAAGATACTACAAATGATTTTTATGATGGTACAGAAGACACTGGTGCCACAGATGTAGGACATAGTGACCTTAACAAATTACAAGGTGCAACTGCAAGAGTTATATACCAAGGCGGAACATTCTCTCACACTACAAAAGAAACAACAACTAAACCTGTTACCTTAGGTAGTGGTATAAGCATTACTGGTGCTTGGAATATTCAAAGAGATTGACAAATTTAAGAAGTATGCTACATTAAAGTATGAGTAATCTTAAACAACTAACTTGGGAACATCACAAAAATGCTGAAAGGCAAGACTTTGTGAAAGAACTAATGGGCGGTATTAGTGCTGAACGTTATTGTGAGTTTTTACATAATCAACACCCTCAATATAATTTATTAGAAAACTTTGCGAGATTGCATAAACTTACTGATATAATTATTGCTCCAAAAATACATGTTGATATATTAGAATTAGAAACTCAACTTACAGATTTTAAACCAACAATATATCCTGTAGTCGAAAAGTATGCAAAACATTTATTAACTATCAAAGACGATCCTAATAAACTTATGGCACACATATATGTACGTCACATGGGTGATCTCAGTGGCGGACAAATGATTGCTAAACGTACTCCTGGTACAGGAACTATGTATCAATTCGACGAAGATGTAGATGTACTTAAAGATAGAATCCGTACAAAATTAGATGACAGTATGGCAGAAGAAGCTAAAATTTGCTTTGACTTTGCTACTGAGCTTTTCCAACAAATGTCGGTCTCAAACAACTAAATATATAAAACAGTTGTGAGAGACATGCATGGCACTAAATTTAGATCATCAGAAAGATAGAATTACCACTAATAGTGGTACCTTGAATATTAATACTAATGGTAGTATTAGAATACCAGTGGGCAATACAGCTCAGCGTCCGCAAGGTGCAAATCAAAATACTGGTCAAATACGTTTTAATACTCAGCTAAACAGATTTGAAGGATATACAGGTGCAAGTTGGACTCAACTAGGTGGGGTCATCGATGCTGATCAAGATACATATATCGAAGTTGATAATCCACTAGACAATGATACTATTAAATTTTTTACAGATGGTACAGAACGTGTTAGTATTGATAACACTGGTAAATTTACAGTCGAAGGCAACACAGAATTAAAAGGTAACGTGACCATTGGGGGCGATATCACAATAGGTGATGCTGACACAGATGGTATTAATATTAACAGTGATTTTAATAATAGTTTATTACCTAATTTAGATAACAATTACGACTTAGGTAGTGCTACTAAAAAGTGGAGAGATCTACATATTGGTAGAACAATAGATGCTAGCGGAAGTACAGATTCGTTTATACTTCCTCAAGGTACAGACGCTCAACGCCCAGGTACTGTACAAACTGGTATGTTACGCTTTAGTACAACTAGTAGTAAAGCAGAAATATATGACGGAACTGCATGGGTAGAAGTAGGCGGCGGCAGTGCCAATGATGTTTTCAAAACTATTAAAGTAAGTGGCTCAGCAGATGTAGTTGCAGACGGAGATAGTGATGAACTTACACTTGTAGCTGGTACAGGAATTAGTATTGCTACAAACGCTACAACAGACGAAATTACAATTTCAACAGTAGGCGGTGGAGGCGGCTCTGCACAAAACTTGTTTGATAAAATTGCAGTAAGTGGACAGAATAATATTATTGCTGATAATGTAGCAGATACACTTACTTTTCAAGCAGGCAATGGTATTACAATTACTACAGATCCTAACAATGATTTGGTAAGATTTGATGTAAGTGTAAGTGGTTATGATGATGCCGCAGTTGATACACATTTAAATGTTGCAACAGCCGCAACTGGAGAAGTTCTTAGTTGGGACGGAACAGATTATGACTGGGTAAGCAATGCTGGATATACTGATGCAGATGTTGATACACATATAAGAGTATCTACAGCAAGTGCAGGACAAGCACTAATTTATGATGGCACAGATTATCAGTGGTCAACAGTTGGCGGTCAAATTACAATACAAGAAGAAGGTTCTGATTTATCCACAGCCGCTACAACACTTAATTTTGTTGGTGATGGAGTTACAGCTAGTGGCACAGGTTCAACTAAAACAATTACAATAGTTGGATCAGATACAGATGCTATTGTAGACGCAGATGCTGACACACATATAAAAGTAGAAGCCGTTGCAGATGAAGATAAAATACGCTTTACCACAGCTGGAACAGAACGTGCAAGAATAGACAGTAATGGTGATTTTATCATCGGTGATGTTAGTACAAATACATTTTATAAATTACCACCCACTAGAGGCACAACTGGACAGGTACCAGTAGCAGGCGCAAATGGTACTGTAACATTTCAAACTATTGCACAAGGTAGCGGTACTGCTTACTATCAAAACAATGCACCAACTGTAGGTGTTAATGCAGGCGACCTTTGGTTTGATACAGGTACTACTGCTGAACTTTATGTATACACAGGAGGTGAATGGGTATCTGTTGTTAGTGGTGCTGACACAGGTTTTATTCCAGTAAACTTTACTGCAAACGGATCCACACAGGCATTTGATGCAAATGTAGGTGATGGTACTGTTAGTATGGTATTTTTAAACGGTGTATTAATGCAGAATGCAAATGACTACACTGAATCAGGTGGAGTAGTAACATTTGTAGGTACACCACAAAATGGCGCTCAGATCGATATTATTGTAACTGGTGAAATAAATGCTATTACATTACCTGTACTAGGTTTAACAAATCATACATTAATTAGTGTTGATGCATCGGGTAACTTACAAGCTACTAGTTTACAAGGAAATAATTTAACAAACAATAGGGTTCCGGTAGTAGGTGCAAGCGGATTAATTGAAGATGATGCAAACTTTACGTTTGATGGAACTACACTTAATGTAGGAACAACAGGATCAATAAAATTACCAAATGGAACAACTGCACAGAGACCAACACCTTCAACAGGTATGTTGCGTTTTAACAGTGATACAACTAAAGCAGAAATTTATAACGGATCAGCCTGGAATAGTTTAGCAGGATCAAATCCACAAGACGGTGACGGTGATACCAGAATTGAACTTGAAATAGGTACTACTGATAATGATGAAATAGATTTTTATACAGCTGGTACACAGCGTATGCAAATTAGTTCAAATGGTAATTTTGCATTTGGCGCAGGATTAAACAAATTTACAATAGATTATACAACAGGTGCAACACAAATAAACAGTGCCAATGTACACAAAGGTAATAGCGGAGTAACTGCTGGTGCTTATGGATCAGCATCACTTATACCAGTAGTTACTGTAGATGCAGAAGGTCATGTTACAGCGGTAAGTACAGTTACACCAACTTTTAATTATACACCAACGACAACTAGTGATTGGAACGGCACTGCACCAACAACTTTAGAAGAAGCAGTTGACAGATTAGCAACACTTGTAAAAGCATTAAACGGCGGCACAGGAGCATAATGTAATAATATGGCAATAAACTTTCCTACAAATCCAGTTAATGGACAAACATTTTTAGCACTAGGCAGAGGCTGGCAGTACAATTCAACTTCTGGTAGTTGGGAAGCATTGATTCGTGTTAACACTGCATTTGACAGTGATGACGTTGCACAAGGTACAACAAACTTATATGCAACCAACGAAAGTATTGATGATAGAGTTGGCTCATTAATACAAGCCGGCAACAATATTACTATTAACTATGATGATGCTAGCGACCAACTTACAATAAATGCCAGTGTCGGATCTAATTTTGCAAATGATCTCATACCAGATACAAATAATACAAGAGACATCGGTAGTACAGCTAAAAAGTGGAAAGACTTGCATATGTCAGGTAATGCAGTCATTGATGGTAATCTTACCGTTAATGGTTCAACCACCACTATAAATAGTACCCAATTAGACGTAGATGACCTTAATATTACTATAGCTAGTGGTGCAGGTAGTGCAGTTAATGCAGATGGTGCAGGTATCACAATCGATGGTGCTAGTGCAACACTTACATACTCGAGTGCAGATGATCGATGGAACTTTAATAGAGATTTAAATGTTGCGAATGTATACGGAAATTTATCAGGTAATGCTACCAGTTCAACGACAACTAGTACAATAAACAATCATAGTGTTGGTTCACTAATTGATGTAGATATAACAACTAGTGCTCCGAGTTCAGGTGATATATTGTCATGGAATGGAAGTAAATTTATACCAGCTGTTCCTTATAGTACAACAAACTTTGATACAGATTTTGCTACAAAAATTGATACAACTGGTATTACAGATGGTCAGATAATAATTTATAACAGTTCAAGCAGTAAGTTTGTTGCTGGAGATGGTTATGCAACCAGTAACTTTAATACTGACTTTGGAACAAAAAATATACACGAGTTAAATGATGTTGTCAATAATAACTTGTCTGATGGTAAAGTTTTAATTTATAATCAAAGTGCCGGACGTTATGAACCAAGTTTAGTTGGACCGACTAGTCTCAATACTACGAGTAGCTTTGTAGATGAATTTACTGCAAATGGCGGAACAGCAAGTTTTACACTTAGTCAAGATCCTGGTTCGTCGGTAAATTTACTGGTTTTTGTAGACGGAGTACCGCAACTTGATAGTAATATAACAGTAAGTGGTACAAGTTTAACACTAGGCGGAACACCTAGCAATGGACAAATAGTCGAAGCTAGAGGATATGGAATACTAAACAATATTGGTGCACCTAGTGATGGTACAGTAACAAATGCAAAACTTGCACTAACATATACCAGTGATCAATACACAGGAAATGGTGTTCTAACTACATATACAATTCCAGCAGATCATAGTGTTCACAGTTTGCTAGTAATACTAGATGGAATAATTATACCACCAGCAGATTATACAGTGAGTGGAACAACATTAACATTTAGTGCCGCTCCGTTAAACGGACAAAGTATAGATATAAGGTATTTGCCAGTATGAGTAGAGTCAGAGACATTGTAGATTTTCATTTTAATTCAATCGATATATCTAATAAACCACAAGTTCATTTTAATGCACATACAGTAACAACAACAGATTTAAGTGCAACTGGCAGTATTTCAGGAATACATTTAGCTGACCTAGCAGATGTCAGTAATGTTACAGCAAGTAACGATGGACATTATTTGTATTACGATCACAGTCTTACAAGTTTTAGATGGCAAGCTGTAAGTGGCGGAGGTGGATCATCTTTAACGATTCAAGACGAAGGATCCGATCTAACTACAGATGCCACAACACTTAACTTTGTAGGTACAGGTGTTACAGCTAGTGGTACTGGCGCAACTAAAACTATTACAATTACTGGCGGTGGTGGCGGAGCCGATCTATATGCAGTTGAAACAACAGGCTCAACAACTCCAACAGCAACTGGTACCTTGAGTATTGCTATTGGTAGTTTAGCAGAAGCATCGGGTCTTAGATCCATTGGTATAGGCAGAGATGCAACAGCTTCAGCAACAAATAGTATTGCTATTGGAACTGATAGTGTAGCAGGAATTTCAAACTCTATTGCTATACAAGGAAATATTAGCGGTAGCGGAACTGCGGCTTCGATCGCAATGTTGGGAGCAACAACTGCTCAAGGTGTGGTTCAAATAGGTCAAAATGGTTATGTTCAAGGTCAGTATGCTACAGCGGTAGGATATAACGCTGATGTTTATAGCAGTGGTTCAAATGGTACAGCTTTGGGATATAATGCACAAGTTAATGGTAGTGGTGCAACTGCTCTAACAAATAGCTATGCTACTGGTGCTGATAGTTTTGCGGCGGCGATAGCAAACAACAGTAATTCTTACGGCTCCACAGGTGCTAATAGTGTTGCTATTGGTAAAGAAGCACTAGCATCAGGAACAAGATCAGTAGTTATTGGACATTCTAGTACTAGTTCACATAATGACTCTATTGCAATTGGTGACACAGTGTCAACTACTGCAACAAATCAAATTGCTTTAGGAAGTTCTGCAGATACTGTACGAATTTCATCTGCATATACACTTCCAACAACAGACGGAACAACAGGACAAGTACTACAAACCAACGGAGCAGGAGTATTAAGTTTTGCTACTGCTAGCGGCGCAAGTACTGGAGATATAAGTTTTACTGGTAGTACATTATCTAGTAGTGGTAGCACAATTACACTAGATGATAATGTAACAGTGAGCGGTACACTAACCAGTACTCAAGCAGGTGCTCCAATTCTTACCAGTACAAGCAGTATCACATTACGAGCTGATTCTAGTAGTAGAGTACATGTAGATCAAAGTCCATTGAGATTATATAATGTATCAACAACAAATAGAAATTTAATAACAGCCGCTGACGGCGATATGATATATAATACTAGTACAAACAAAGCTCAAGTTTTTGCAAACGGCAGTTGGGTAGATTTACATTGATAGGATATACATATGGCAATTAATAAGTTAAAAACAACGTCAATTGAAGTAGATGCAATCACTGCAGACTTATTAGCTACTGGATCTATTACAGTAGCAGATATCAGTGACGGTGAAATAACTGCCGCTAAACTGCATCAAAGTGGAGCAACAGATGGGCAAGCTATGGTTTGGTCAGATACAAACAGTACTTGGGAACCAGGTAATGTTGCTAGTAGCGGTGGACAAGGAAATTTACCTTCAGGTGACTTAGGAAACTTAACTTCAGATTATTCAAAATTAGGAATAGAAACAGGTGTTTCGATAGCGTATGATATGCAAGCAGAAACACAATTTAAAACAGAGGACTATGGTCCAGGATTAGTATAGGAAAGAAAAATGCCAACAGCACTACAATTTAGAAGAGGAACAACAGCACAACACAGTACTTTTACTGGAGCTATCGGTGAATTAACCGTAGACACCCAAAAAAATACAGTTGTTGTTCATGATGGCTCTACAGCAGGAGGTCATTCTCTTGTTGTAGGAGGCACAACCGTTAGTTTACCAAATTTAACAGTAACCGGAGACTTAACAGTACAAGGTACTACAGTTACAATAGACAGTGCTACTGCACAAACAGTAGACTTAGGAGACGATGATAAAATTAGACTTGGTGGTACAAATGATTTAGAAATATATCACGACGGAACTACAGCAAATAGTTATATAAAAGAAAGCGGCGGAGGGTCTCTTTTTATACAAGGTGAAAACTTAATTTTAGAAAAACCAGATGGTACTAATTACTTGTTAGCTGTTCCTGGAAGTTCTGGATATGTAAAGCTGTATCAAAACGGCTCGGAAAAACTCGCTACCACTAGCACAGGCGTAGACATAACAGGCACCGCACTTACTGACGGTATTACTGTAGATGGTACACTAAAAATAAATGAAGTTATTGAGAAAGCAGAACCTAGTAATTCTACTACTGGAACTATAGGGTTTTATTTTTTAGATCAAGCGGTTATTAACTTTAAACAGAACCAAACGGCTAACAGGACAATTAATTTTACAGGTGACGGATCTACAACTTTAGATAGTATGTTATCTGATAACGAAAGTGTAACCTGCTCTATTTTAATGCCACAAGGTTCTACTCCTTACTACCTCAATGCCTATGAAATAGACGGTTCCGCAGTAACTCCTAAGTGGAGTGGAGGATCTGCCCCTAGTGAAGGTAATGCTAGTGGCACTGACGTTTATAGCTTTACAATTATTAAAACAGCCTCAGCAACATTTACAGTGTTGGCTAGTCAGACACAGTATGCATAAGGAATAGAATATGCCATTATTAAGTACATTAGGAGCAGGTAGTATAAGAGGTTTCGGAGGCACTTTAAGCAGTGGTGGAGGCGGACTTGGAAATGTTGAATATCTTATTGTTGGTGGCGGTGGCTCCGGTGGAGCTGGTAATTTTACAGGCAGTGCAGGTGGCGGTGCAGGAGGTCTTCGTACATCTGTAGTTGGTGCAACTAGCGGAGGAGGAGCAAGTCCTGAATCCAAAATTGATTTAGAAGCTGGAGTAACATATACTATCACTGTTGGTAACGGCGGTAAACCATACGATTATACTAGTTCTGGACATGTAGGAATGAATGGCGGTGATAGTTCAATTGTAGGCGGAAGTATTAGTATTGTATCCGTTGGCGGCGGTGGTGGATCTGGATATAACAATACAGATGGCGGTCAACTTGGCGGAAAAGATGGTGGTTCTGGCGGTGGAGGAGGTTCTCAAGGCGAAAATCATGCCGCCGGTAGTGGTACTGCGAATCAAGGCTATGCTGGTGCAGTAGGAAGAAATAGTAGCCCAGAAAACTATCCCGGCGGAGGCGGAGGCGGCGCAGGTGCAACAGGAAATAATAGCCAGGCAACATATAGTAGTGGAGGCGCAGGCATACAAAATAATATAGACGGTAATAATTACTACTATGCTGGAGGTGGCGGAGGTACAGGCTACAACACCAGAGGCGGTAATGGTGGTGCTGGCGGCGGTGGTGCTGGTAATTCATGTGCAGGTTCAGGAGGTCAAAGCGGAGGCGGATCTGCTAGAAATGCTGGACAAGATGGTGGATATAATAGTGGAGGCCCAAATGGTTCTGCTCTAAACGCTGGTAAAGCTGGAGACAATACTGGCGGCGGCGGTGGAGGCTATCAAACTGGGTCTAGTTATTATGCCAACGGAAGTCGAGCATCTGAGGGCGGTACTGGCATTGTAATAATTAGATATCCTACTGCTGGAGCTCCTGATGTTAGTGGCGGCATAATTACCACTAATGGCGGATATACAATACATACATTTACAAGTAGTGGGTTTTTGACTGTTGGAGCCTCACAATCAACACAAGGCCTAGGCGGATCTAATTTTAAATTACCTTTTGATTCTCATATGAGTGATGTAAGTACCTTAGGATATTCTGGGTCAGCTGGAGGCGGTGGTTCTGTACAACTAACTGCTATCGAAAAGAAAATAGGAGATAGATCTCTCCATGTTAGTAGTAATCCAGGTTGGATCGATTTTCCAAGTGCCGCAGGTAACTTAGGTAATTCAAATTGGACTATGGATTTTTGGCTTAAAACAAACACCGGTGCAGATGGTATGGGAATACTTACTCAAGCTGTTTCAGGAGGTGGTGCTAATACTTCTTGGGGATTCTTTTGCGGATACGGCACAAGCTATAACTTAGCTTTTTACATGTCAAATGGCAGTGGTTATTTTGCAAATGTTACAAGTGGAACAACTAACATTTGTACTGGAAATTGGGTACATTGTGCGGCAAGTAGATCAGGATCAACAGTGTATTTGTTTGCAGATGGTCAATCGCAAGGATCAGTTAGTGTTAGCAGTACTGCTTTTGGTAATGGTAATTTGCCAGTAAGAGTAGGAGCCCAAAACGCAAGCTATTCTCTGCCAACTAACTCATACATTGATGACATAAGAATAGTTAAAGGTAGTGCTTTATACACTAGTAACTTTACACCACCTACAGGACCAACTGTATAAGATGGAATGGTATAAATATGTGTATCAATATAGGATATACTAATGCCAACAAGTAAGAATTTTGAACTAGGTAGTTTTGCAAATAATGTAGACCACAATCCTACCAATGGTGATACAGAAATTTCAAATAATATTATATTGACAGGGGAACTTAGAGGCCCAAGTACATTTATTATTGACCCAGCTGGAATAGGTGACAACACAGGATTGTTGCAAGTTAAAGGTAACTTGCAAGTAGATGGTACTACAACTACTATCAATAGTACAACATTAGACGTCGATGATCTTAATATTACTATAGCTAAAGGATCTCCAAATGCGGCATCATCAGACGGAGCAGGACTAACAGCAGATTTAGGAGTTGACGGAACAGCAACCTTCACATACGATGCCGCAAATGACCGCTGGACAATGAATAAATCTTTGTTTGCAACTATTGAAGGTATGAGCATAGATGACCTTACAGATGTTGATACAACTACAACTGCTCCTACAACTGGTCAAACTATTGTATGGGACGGCGCAAAGTTTGTACCAGGTACAGCCGCCGCAAGTATCGGTGATTTAAATGATGTCGACATTACTGGTGTTACAACTGGTCAAGTTTTAGTATATAATGCAACTACTAACGTATTTGAACCAGGTACTGTAAGTGGAGGTGGTGGCGGAAGTGGGTTGTTCAGCTTGTTAGATTTTTAATAAATAAGTATAACAGACAAGGAAGAACATGGCTTCATTTACTACATATAAAACAGACACTATCAATACCGCTACAGGTACAACCCTTGTAACTTGTGGAACAGGACAACACTTTTTGCATAGTGCATATATTACAAATATTGAAGGCAGTGCAATGCCTATTACATTAGAAAGAGTACATGCTGATACAACCGTGACTCATGTAGCTCACAAACGTAAAATTTTTCCAAATGAAACAGTGGATTTAGTATCTCAAAATAAAATATACTTACTAAATGGAGATGCTTTAAAGGTTAAAGCAGACAGAGCTAGTGCTTTCACTGTGACAGTAAGTTTATTAGATCAGGCAATATAATATGGGTATTAATGATTCGAGAACAGATAGTACAGGTGGAATATATACAGGAACCCAGTACGGTGATAAAACATTTTATGGTTTTAAATTAGATCCATTGACTGGAGATTGTACAGTTGAAGTCATTGACGCCAATGATACCGATCCTATTGTGCTTCCGGATACTATATATTCTGAGGTAGTAGGTCCAAATGACTACAAACAATGGTTTTGGAGTATTGATGCTATTGAGTTTGAAATACACACCGATGGTCATCTTAGGATGAAGTTTTTATCATGACTGTTGGCATAAATATTAGTAGATACAATTAAGACAGGACGCAATAAATGGCAACAATTTTAGACCTTGGAAAACTAAGATTTCATTTTGCAGGCGTATATGATGCGACTACAGAATATGAAATGAACGACATCGTCAAATATGGCGGTAATGTCTATGTTTATTCAAACGTAACAAGAACAACAGGTAATATACCAACAAACACAGCATATTGGACCTTAATGGTCGAAGGCTTTAAGTTTAGACAAGTATACGATGGTGCAACACAGTATCGTGTTGGTGACGGTGTAACACACGGTGGTAAAGTATACATTTGTATACTAGATACACAAGGAAACACACCTCCCAATGCAACATACTGGAATCAGTTTGCTGATGGTATACAGTGGGAAGGCGATTTTGATAATACAAAAGCATATCAAAGAAATGACCTTGTAAAATACGGTTCACAGGTCTATATTGCAAAACAAGACGGAACTGCTAACTTACCAACAGTAACAACTTATTGGGATAAATTTGTTGAAGGTGTTAGTCCAGAAGGTGTTTACAATGCCGCTACTAATTATGTACCAGGTGATTTAGTAGCATACGGTGCTAACATCTATCGTTGTATACAAAACAGCACAGGTAATTTACCAACAGTAACAACTTATTTTGAAAATTTTATTACTGGAAGTGATTTCCAAGGTGCGTGGAGTAGTAGTGCAAACTACAGGATTGGACAAACTATACGTTATGGCGGTAATGTCTACAAAGCATTGCAAGATAATACCAACAAACAACCAGATATCAACAGCATAGATTGGCAAGAATTTAGTACAGGTGTAAATTCTAGAGGCACTTGGGCTACAGCAACTGATTATGCCATTAACGATGTTGTTGCTTATGGTGGTAATACATATATTGTTCTAGTTGGACACACGTCGGGAACTTTCTCAACAGACTTAGCCGCAGGCAAATGGCAAAAATTTAACAGTGGTGTACGCTACATGGGTGCCTGGACCACAGGTACATCATATCTCAAAGATGATATTGTTAAGAGTAGTGTTAGTACATATATTTGTTTAATAGATCACACAGCTGGCGCAGACTTCTTTATTGATTTGAACACAAATAATTATTGGGAAGTATTTGTTGTTGGTGCTAGTTATGTGCTTCCAAATACAACAGGTAATGCTGGTAAGTATCTACAAACACCAGACGGATCAACATACAGTTGGCAGTTTGCAGGTGCTAATGACAAAATTTTCTATGTAGCAGAAGATTCAACTAGTAGTGCTGATGATGTAAATCATGGTTCGGCTATTGACTATGCATTTGCTAGTGTTAGATATGCATGTGATTATATTAATGCAGATGTATCTAACAGAACACCAGCTACAATCTTTATCAAAGACGGAACATACAGCGAAGTACTTCCGATTCATATTCCTGTAAACGTTACTATTGTAGGTGATGGACAGCGTAACTGTATTATTCAGCCAGCGGCAGGTAATGGTGATAACGGTATACCTAACGAAGAAGAAACAATGTTCTATGTAAACAGTGGTACAATGATTGAGGGTGTAATTCTTAAAGGACTAACTGGGTTTCAAATAGGTACTCCTACAGACTTGTCAACAGCAACAATTAAAGGGACTTACTTCAGATTAGAACCAGGTTCTACAATACTTAAATCACCATACATCAAAGAATCAAGTGCGTTCTCAACAGGAGGCGTTGGTGCTATTGTAGATGGATCGGTTGTTGCCACAGGTACA